AAGGAAACGATGAATCGGGTTGCTGACGACGACTTGTGGCTTCGCATCGAGGAGAATTCTTGGGTTTCAGAAGGGGCGGAAGTGCTTGACAACATGGCCGTGTTGCACTATTCTTAACGCGTCTAAACCAACCAAATCAAAACTGAAAGAAAAAATATGTTACTAAACGTCCTCTATTGGATCATCCTCATCCTTTGCCTGTTGGGTGTTGTGGTTGTAACCACGACTTATCCGAACTGGCATTACGTCGGCGGCGGAGCAACCATAGCCTTGTTCATCATCATCGGCCTGCGGTCGTTTCGAACGGAAATTAAGTAGAAATCAAACATGACTGATGCGGATAAATTACCTGTTATGGTTCAGCGCAATCGTCTTTATTGCCGTGGTGATTATCATGGGCATGATGGCGCTGTCAGACTGGTATGATTCAAACATAAAAATAAAACTATGAAAAAACTCACTTCTACACTCATCGGTTTCGCGCTCGTTTTGGCGATCACAGGTTGCAAAAGCACCATCCCAACAATAACTCCCGCCCTCGTCCAACAGGGCGTCACAACGCTCGTCCAATACGGCGTCCAGAAGGAGCCTGCGGCCAAGCCGGGCGTGCAGGCGGCTGCGCTCGTCATTTGTTCGGCGGCTAATGGCACCAATTTGAGTCCATCGCAGGTTGTGGCTGACATCGGGAAAATCAATCCGTCGCTGAACACGCCGACCGCCGTGCTGATTGAAAATTCGGCACTCACGCTTTACGTCGGCGTCTGGGAAAGTTACGGGGCCGATGCTGTGAATCGTTCGCCGCAACTCAAATTGTATCTGCAAGCGACATGCGTTGGGATGAATGCCGGATTGGGCAACACCGCCGCCATTCGTTCAACAGAAAATCCGTGGCCGCTCATCCGCCAATGAAAGTTGCCATTTTCTTTGCCGTTGGATTTGGATTGGGCTGGTGGTTGAGTTCGCTGGCGATGCAGAAACGGCTTCGGACGCTGACCGGCCAGTTGCGGGCGCATTCCGAACCGCTGGCAAAGGCTGTGAAGGATAACCAGCCAAAGATTTCCGGTCAATGAATGGCCGGAATTAACAAAACAAAAAGGAAACATATATATGGCTCAAGAATACGACGATTTGGTAGCCCAAATCACAGCAAATGAAAGCACGGAAGATTCCGCATTGATCCTCATCAACGGGTTTGCGGCTCGGCTTGCCGCAGCCGGAACCGACCCCGTGAAATTGAAGGCGTTGAAAGACGACCTGAAAACTCACGCTGACGCATTGGCCGCCGCAGTTGTGGCGAACACGCCAGCGGCTCCATAACCGGAAACCACGGAAAACGACATCCGCCGTCGGCCAACGGCGGCGGATGTTAACCAACTATTATGAAAAAACTTCTGCTTATTGTCCCGATTGCCCTAACGCTCGCCGGATGCGAAACTGCGGTTAAGAACGGCGACATTGTCGGCATTCAGTCGCGTGTTTTTGGCATCAACATTGCCGCTTCCGGTGCCACTTCAACAGCCACGCCCGCGATTCAGCTTGGGCTTATCAGCCAGACCGTCTGGATGATTCCGGCCTCGACGAACAAAATGTATTCACCGCCGATGGCTGCAACGCTCGTCGTTAACCAGTCTGCGTGGAATCCGTTCTCCTTTGATTGGAACGAAAACTTGGGAGTGGATGATGTTCAAATCAACAACGGGACGAACGTTGTCAGTGTGCCAGTGATCCCAAAACTGGCTCCGCCACCACTCCCGCAGCTTAAACGCCTCACAAAATGATCATCAAGCGGACTTACGGTTGGTGGCCGGACTTGCCGGACGCCAAGGACTGGAAGTTGAGCCTGCCGAAGCGATTAGTGCCGTTGCCTTCGTTGGCTGACCTTCGCCCGCAGTGTCCTCCTGTGTGGGATCAGGGTCAACTTGGTTCATGCACTGCCCACGCTATTGGCTTCGCTTACGAATTTGCGCGTCAGAAGCAGGGTTTGCCACCCTTCGACCCTTCTCGCCTGTTCATTTATTACAACGAGCGGGCTGCCGAGGGCACGATTCAGCAGGACGCCGGGGCGATGATCCGCGACGGCATCAAATCGCTAGCGAACCAAGGAGTTTGCAGTGAGACACTTTGGCCTTATGACCCGGACAAGTTTGCTGATGAACCTCCTACTGTAGCTTACGCGGCAGCGGTGAATGATCTGGCCATCCAATACCAAGCTCCGGCGCAAAACCTATACAGCCTCAAATCTACGCTGGCTGGGGGAATTCCTGTTGTGTTTGGCATGTCCGTTTATGACTCGTTTGAGTCCGACGCCGTCGCCTCAACGGGGATTGTCCCGATGCCGGACTTGAAAAACGAGTCCGTGATCGGCGGACATGCGATTGCGGCGGTGGGATACGACGACACACAGCAGTGGTTCATCGTCCGCAACTCGTATGGCGCAGGCTGGGGGATGAAGGGTTATTTCACGCTGCCCTATGCGTATGTCACAAGCCAAAACCTCGTAAGCGACCTGTGGGTTATCCAACGCGTGAAATAAAAAGAGCCATGATAAGCGACGCCCTGATTGTGTTTTTGTTCTCAGCTTCGGCTCTGTGTCTTGCGCTTACGTTCAAGATTTTGAGGAAAAGTTAAGCCCGCATCGGCATTGTCATCGCGGTTAAATTGCCAGCCTCAATAACCAATGGTGAAAAGATGTCCACAAACCGGATCGTGACATCCTCGGCTTGAATATGCTGAAAGATTTTCAGCATTTTTGCGGCGGAAAGCGCCACCGTGAAATCCGTGTATTTTCCGGCGAGTTCCCGGCTCAATTCCGTTCCCGCACGGGGTTCATCGAATTTCACAACAAGCCCATTTTTTGAAAATATGAAAATGCCCTTTATATCCGTGTCCGCCGCATCCCCGTAGCAAACAATGCTTCTGAGCATGGCAATTGCCTCCGCAACGTTCAATTTCCCAAGTGGCTTGGTTTCCAACGGAATGACCCGTTTGTAATTTGGAAATCTCCCCTCCACCTGTTTGCAATAATACTCGCCCTCATTGTGAGTGACGCGGATTTGGTTTTCGGATGTTTCCAAAATTGCGCCATCGCGTGCCAGCGCCGCCGCCGCGTTTGCGGCAAAGGCAGATGGAATCAGGAACTCGCAGTCCGATCCAATAATGGCCTCTTTTACAAATGCCATTTCCCGCCCATTCGTGGCCACAGCCATCAACTCTTTGCCCGAAGATTCGATGAACACGGAATTGATATTGTAGCGAACCGGGTCGCTCGAAGCCGCCCAACTCACGGATTTTACGAATCTGGACAGTTCGCCGCAGGCCAGTCCTTGTTTTGCCGATTTTACCATTTTTGGCAACGTTGGAAATTCTGCGGCGTCAACCGCTGAAAGGCTGCTGCTGTCTTTCCCGCACCTTACGGAAATTTTGTTTTCTTTAAGGGCGATGTCCGCCGTGTCGCCAAAGAGGGCGTTGTATAAATGATCGAACCGGATGCACGCCGGCTTGAGTTCGCCCCCGGCCTCGACTTGCTCGACGGCGAATTCATCCAGATTGGTTGCGGCCAGATGCAGGCGGTTGCGTTCGGTGTGGAGCTTCACGCAGGCAAGGATCGGAAGGGTTTGCCGGCGACCGACAAGCGGTTTCAGATTATCCAGCGCGGTTCGCAATTTTGAAGCGTCAATGTTCATGGTTTTGGATTTGGTGGTTCGATTGGTTTTAGGTCGGAGACTTTGAAAAGTTTGGTTCCTCTGCCGAAAAATACTTTCGCATAACGAGCGCAAGTTGACATGGTTTTTATCGTCGCGCGCCTTGGCCAGCGATACTGCCGCCTCACAATTTCAACAATGTCTCCGGGTTTCATAATTCATGCGAGTTGGTGTGCGACAGACGCGATTTCTTCTACGGTCGGTTTGTATGCGGCGTTTTCAATCTGCCGCCGGAAAAAAGCCACAAATTGTTTTCTGTCTTGTTTTCTGGCGTTTTCAGAAACGGTCAGGACGTTCAGGTTGCCGGGGACATAGCCTAAATTATTTTTTAGCCTGTCCACAGAAAGGCACTCCTTCGTCTTGCCGTGCCGCTCGGCGTAACCAGAATCCAGCCAGACCGTTTTGTAATAGTATTCAAATGTGATGGTAAATTCATGGCCGCGCTGCCGCGCCCGATTTTTCAAGTCGAGATAATGAGCCATCGCCGGATGGTCGCGCCGGAAGTTTCGGGAGCGACAGCGCGAGCAAAATGGCGAATGGCATCTTTTTTTGTTGACCGTGTGGCCACATCTCGGCGTCAGGCAATAATTCAGCCCCGTGTCAACCATCGGAAAACGGTCGCCGCGATTGTCGGGTCTAAATTTTCTAGCTCCGTTACGCATGGGTTGTTCGAGTTTTATTAACACGGTCGATTTGTTGTTTTGCCCTAATGTTTGCAATCATTTGGTCGCAGTCGCACAGCATGGTTGACAGACTTATTACACGCCCGATATACGACGGGTGTGCCGCCTGCATCGGCCTTAGTTCTTCAAGCTCGGCCTTCATCTCGTCGCGCTTTGAGCACAACTGCTCAAGCTCGGTTTGGGCTTTTGACGGAATCTTGAGCCGGATTTCGGGTGGCCATTTCATGCTTTTAGTCCGTTGGTTCTTTGTTGTGAAAAATCCTTTGAGAATTGTTCTTTCCAGTCTATCACCGTGCCGTTACGTTGAAACTCTCTGGCGCTCCATCGGTCATACCAGCCCAAAACAAAACCGTCCGCGTCCCCTTTTTGTTTGGCGTATTCGATGACGACGGCGCGGGATGGAGTGCTGCTTAATCTTGTCGCTACATTCAAAGGTTTATCGGCTCGGTTTAGCCAATTGATAAATCTGCGGCGCGATACGTCTTTCCGGTTCACCGAACACCATGCCGTCAATTTTCCCAGTTCGCGCTTGATGTCAATTCCCGCGAAAGCGGGATTGGTAGCCAACGATTCCAGCCAAGATTCGTCTGTTACATTGCTTGTAACAGTCTTTTTAACAAGTATTGCGTTCCTTGCTGCCTCTGTTTGAGCCTGTTTCTTTTGAATCGTTTCCATCGTTTTCAAATAGGTTTTGAGGCATCTTTTTTGATGCCATTTCCCGCAATCAAGACAGAAAAACTTGTCGTTGTCGAAAATAAGACCTTTAACCCGCGCCCATTTTCCGAGATCGCATTTGAGAAGTTCCCGCAAGCCTTGTTCGTCATTTGGGATGCCGGTGCAATGGGTGTGACTCCAATAAAACCACAAAGCGCGAATGTATTTGAGGGCAGTTTCATCATCAAACATCTGGACTGCTTCAAAGAATTTGGTTCCGTCAAACGGCATTGGTGGAGTTGAACTTTCATCATTGGACATAGTTGGACATAGTTTGACAACGTTTGACAGGAGTTTGACTGCTAGTTTCTTCGGTTCGGCTCGTTTGTAATTCTTCCACGCTTAAAACATGGAATGCTGTTACGCCTTAAAATTCCAGTGATCGTAGAACTAATAACGCAAAGCGCCTTTCTTATTTCATGGGGTTTGTGACCCAGCTTTATTAACTCCAAGACCCTAATCTCTAGGCGGGAGATTCTTCTCTTTTTGCAATGGCAGTCTCGGCAAACATATTCAACTTTGTCATTTGAATAATCAACGTGGTGGCGTTCGAGATTCGCAATCTGGCCGCAGTCATGGCATTTTCCGAAACCCGCTTTTGGAACCCTTGTAATCGCTTGCTGCAATCTTTGTCTGCTTATTGTTAATCCAAGTTGGCTCACGATTTCCCGATAAGACAGGCCGGAATCCTTTAGCTTTCTTAAGAAGACAATTTGAGAGTCCCACTTTCCTCTTTTGAATGGCTTAACGCCGATGTTTTTCGCCGTTCTATAAACAAACTGTGCTGATATTGTGGGGTTCGTTTTTACAATTTCAGGCACGGTAAGGTTTTCCCTCAATAGTTTTCCCACCAGCAATGTTTCTTTTGTTTTCAAGAGTAATCAAATTTAACAAAATTGATTTACAGCGTCAACTAATTTTTGATAAGTTTTTTCCAGATGTTTTTGCGCTCATACTTTTAGCCTCCACCTAGTTTGGGCGGTGAGTTTTTCCTCACCCAATCAACCGCTTCTGACAAGGGGCAAGATTTCAGTTCTTTGCAAAGCAAAACGGCTTCGTCTTCCCATAAATAAGGAATAATCAGCTTCAAGATTTCTTCGCATTGTTTATCCTCAAAGTGCCCCGTCGCGTTGTTTATTTGAATGAACATAATTTTATTTTACCCGATAAACCTCAAACCCCGGCAGGCCGATCCGCCGCCGGGTTGAGATTTCGATTTCGAGCTTGCGGGCGGCGTTGAACGCCTGTTCGCGCTCCTTGTTGGTCTGGATGATGACGGGGATGCCCTTCACTTTCATCAGGCTCAACTTTTCAATTAGTGGGTTTTCTTTTCGCATGGGTCAAAGATACAAACAAAATTTTTGTTGTCAATGGCATTTCGTATTCAGGCGGCTTGATTTACGGTAATTTTTATCCTTTCCAGTAAATCGTCCAGGCCCCGCATGTTTGGTTCCGATATAGTCCAGCGGCGCGGCCATGGAGACCGATACAGGCGGATGGTGAAACTGTCTCCGTGTTCCAAATCAACAAGTTGAATCCTCCATTTTGCTCTCGCGCGGGGATGTGGAACGTATCGCCCCGGCTCGTGTGGAATTGGGGCGTTGGCCGATTCAATCCTTTTTCGCGCTCTCGCAGCAACGCAGTTTAGTGCATGTCTATATGTCATAGGTCTTTATATTTCTTGTGGTGGATGTCTGTTTGTCCTAATACACTGTTAGCACTCCGAGTCACATCGTCGGCTTCAAGTGCGGCTTTGAAGGCGGCTACAAACCTCGCGTCGAAGTAGTCTTTTGGCATCATCGTTTCGTATCCGCACGAGTAGCATAGACGCGGGCATTCACGAGTTTTTTCGCCAATCACCCGATACGTCGCAGCCATCTGTCCGCAAATTGCACAGGTAGCAGGATGCCGCTCGAATATGGTCACCGTGATTTGGGGCGGCAGGTTACTGAAGCTTTCACCGTTGCGCCTGAGTCGCCACGCCGCCAGCATCTCAAATTGCGATTCACTGTCCCACACTGGATTGCCGGGTGCATCACAGTCAGGTGGTATCCACTTCTCGCCATAGCCGTCCATTTCTTCGACGCGCTTGCCGTCTTGGATTCTGACGAGGGTGAGCAGATCAAGGTCGTAGGCGTTCTCGGAGTGCCACGGCTTTGCGCTTGCCATCCAGTATTCGCCATCTTCTTTCGGCGGGATTTGAGTCCAGCCATCGTTGAGTTCCAGTATTTTCATAGTTCGTATATCCAAAATCGGAGTGCTAACAACCGCATGAAGCCAATGCGGGATAGCGTCTTTATTTCATTTGTGAGTCATCAGTCCCGCATGGCTTATGCGGAGCGTTAGCAGGCTCGGCGGACGCCTTCAGTTGTTTGACCGCTTCCTCTTGCACCAGGTTGAGCAGGTCGCAGGCGGCACGTTCCTCGCGCTTGTTGCCGTAGCGCATATCCATGATGGTCAGCGCGACGATGGTTTTGAGCAGTTCGGCGCGGTCTATTCCGGCGAAGTGCGCCAGCATTTCCTCGGCGTGGTCGTTGAAGGTTTTGCTCTTGCCTTCCGGCAGAGGCTTTCCGCGTGATAGGTCGGTTATCATTGTTTGTCCTGTTGTTCGAGTTCGTTGATGTGTCCATCTGTTGTGACTGTCCATTTGTTCGCGGCGATGATGTCGCTGATTTGCTGGCGCAGTTGGTCTATCTGGTCGAACTTATTCAGCATGAGTTGGGTGTTCAGATGCGCCCGCTGGCGTTCCAGTCGCGCCTCCGTTGCCATCAGAGCCGTCTTTGTCGTTGTGATAGCAGCCTCGGTTTTTACGATGGCGGCTTTCAGTTCCGTGATGTTTTGTTGTCGTGTTTTCATATCTAAAATTCGCCTGCTAACAACTCACTTCAGCCAACCGGCGTTACGCCTTGCCGTCCGCCTTCGCGGGCGACGCGCCTCGGTCGCCGGTGGCTGAGTTCGAGGCGTTAGGCCACTTCGCCCATTTTTTGTTTTATGACTTCAGGCATCCATTCCCAGCCCGGCCATTCACCGGCCAGCTTTGCATTTGCCGCGCCGAGGTCGTCGCTGTCATTCCAGACCATCATCAAAAATTCATCGAAGAGTTTTTTATCTTTGCCACGCAGCTTTGCCATGATGCGCCGATGGAGCGGCGACCATTTCGTGCAGAGTTCACATTTGCATTTGAGTTTTTTCATAGATTTAGTTCAGTTCGACCAGTGTCCTAACCAGTCGCCGGAGCCAATGCGCGATGGCCACGTCAGTTCCGCTTCGCGGTTGGATGTCGTTTTGTCGCGCATGGCTCAGCTCCGAATGTTAGGCTGCATGGCGGTCATTTATGGCAAAGTCCCATGATCCAGTTTCAGTTTTTCCGATCCAGAACGGCAAGCCGGAGTCAGCCGCCGCTTGGAGTTCGCCGTATCGCGGCGAGTTCATAAAGTCGTCGGCAACTTTTGGCGGCATGATTTCTCGGATTCGCCGAGCCAGCAGCGTGTTGGTGCCGATATTATTTTGAGTCGTCATATTTTTATGTCAGTTCACGAAATGCAGCCTAACCAGTCGCCGGAGCCAACCGCCGTTGGCGCTGTCCGTTCCGCTATCGCGGTTCGCGTCGCAGGTCGGCGGTGGCTCAGCTTTCTACGTTGGGCGGAAAGGCGGACGCCACACGTTCCACGGCGCGCACGATAGCGGCCTTGTCGCAGGCATACAGTCCAGCCCCCGTAAATTGGTTCAGTTCCATCAGCCATAAGTTCCCGTCAGTGTCGGCACACACATCTACAACGAACAGCGGGTCAGGCAGGTATCTCGTGGCGACATTCTCGCACATTTGGAGCGCACCACTTGGCGCAGAGGGTTCACGAATTGGTTGACCTTTGATTCGGTAGCTCGACACCGCCACGATTCCGCAGGCGTCACACACGCATCGCCATTCGCCCGTTATGTTCTTCGGCGGTGACACCAGCACCATCATTTCGCCATGTCTTTTCAACGCGGCGAGTTCTCCGACCTCCACGAGCGCGGCTTGGAATTGTTTCTGACCGCCATCAGGACGCACGAACACGCATCCGTCCACAGCCAGCGTTGCCGCCGCTTCAATCTCTCGCATCGGCAGCAGCAAGTATTTATCATTGAACATCAGTCCATCACATTTCGGATAGTAGCGGCTGCACAGATAGTTTTCTGACGTTCCGATGACGCGGATGGTTGGCACGTCTCGCGTCACGAGTTCGGCCATGTTGATTGAGCCGTCGAAGATTACGGTTTTGCCAGCGGCATATCGCCGCAGTTCTTTGATTGTCTGCGCGGTGTAGTCACCATTGATTTCAAAGAGTTGGCTACCTGCTTTCTTCACAGCTTCGGCGAGTTCGAGCAGGCTGGATTCTTTCGTTATATTTTCGATGATCCACGAAATTTCCGCCCAACAAGTCGCCGGAGCCAATGACGGTTGGCCGTCGCAGTTCCGCTTCGCGGGTGTGAGATTTAGTTCCGTCATGGCTCAGCTCCGGTCGTTAGGCATCTTGCCGCCATTCCATCCCACGCGAATCATGTTTCGGCGATCCATACATTTAGGACATCCTTTGGGCTTCCGCTTGTGGTGCCGTATTACTACCGCCCCGCATTTTGGACACTTCCACTCGAAATTTCCGCGATTATGAACATGAGGCAGTATTTTTTTATACGTCGGAATGTGGTATGGAGGCAGAGTCTTTTTGCTTTTGACGATGCCTAACAAGTCGCCGGAGCCAACCACGATTGGCGCTTTCCGTGACTCCGCGAGGGTCGCTGGTTGTTGGGTGTCCATAGTTCGTGGTGGCTCAGCTTTCTACGTTAGACGGCTTCAAGTTCGTGCGCTTTTCAAAGTCTGCCACGGTTTCTGAGCGGCAAAAGTCATCCGCCATTTTCCGGCGTCTTATTTCGCTCTCACATTCGGCGCAAGGTTTGCACTTATTTTGCCAGCCGGGTGCGGCTTTCTCGCAGGTGTGAAGATTGATGTTGCTCATATTGGTGGTAGTATTTTTACCGCATCGTCAAACTCGACAAGCCATTCTTCCATCTTGCCGCCCGTCCTCAAATCATCCCACGTTGCAACGTCTCCGTTCAGATGCAGTCCGGTTACTCCTTGGCTCTGTGCCATCAGTTGGCAGACCGCATCAATCCCCTTTCGCAAGATTTCGATCTCGCAATACTTGCAAAGTCCCGGCACCGGAGGATTTTCCGGCGTGCCGACAAAGTTTGTCTCGCATTTAGTGCATTGGCTCATATTCGTATCTTTCGTTTTACTCGCGGTTCGTCGGTTTCATACCACAGGTGAGCGTGACCGGCCATGCAGTCATTGTATTCATCCACGGCCATTTCATGCTCGATTTGTTCCTGCCGCGTCCGGTTGGCGTGCTTGGCTCGCGTGCAGATCGGGTCGCATGTGTTTGTCTTCGGATTTTGATTGCGGACTTTTGCTCCACATATCACACAAAGCCGTCTAACAAATCGCTGCACCGAATGCTGCTTACTCCCGCAGTTTTCGGCGTCCAGCGTTTTTCGATTGTCAGAGGCTTTGTTCATGGCTTTTGGTTTTTCGGCGCAGCATCGGTGAGCTTGATTCGTTAGGCCACACCTTGCGAGACTCATCGCCCCAGATGTCCAGTCCTGCTGCAAAGCACAGCCAGATGATTCGGATTACTCGCGGGTTCTGCGTGTCGGGTCGTTGCGTGTGGATTCTTGGCAGCCAGAACCACCAGACAAAATTAAAGCGGCTGCGATATTCGTCGTCCGGTTCTGCGTAGCCTCTTGGCGCGATGAAGCCGTGTGGCCTAACCAGTCGCCGGAACCAACCGCGATTGTCGCCGCAGGTTGGCCGAGAAGGTTTCTGGTTTTCGTTTGTCATAATTTCGCGGTGGTTCAGCTCCGCACGTTAGCACCCAAGGCGGCGCTTTGGGTTTTAGCCTCGAACCAGCGCCCTTCCTTGCCACACAGCCCATTCAGTCGGCATCCGATCCAGCTTGTGAAGCATCCGGTTCGGTGCGACTCGCAGCATTGCAGCCACGGCTTTGATTCGCCGGTGACGGGATTTGATTCAGTTGGAATCTTTGGCGACCGGCAGTAGATGCCGTCTTGCCATTTGCAGTTTATGCAGAATTTATTTTTCATAGTCATTGGTCTTGGGTGCTAACAACGCGCCGGACCTAACCGCCGGAGTTCCCACAGGTTGGGCGTCGGTCACAATATCAAGCGTCGAGTTCATCGCGGCGGTAGGTCAGCTTGATCGTTCGGCTTCTGATACACGATCCAGTGAGTTCGAGTGTTTCCGACCCTCTGCCCAAACAGCGGCTTATGGTCGGTGAGTGACAAAACAGTTGTCAGCTTCACCCGATGTTCATTCCATTTGAAAACGAGAGTCCCAAGCGGACACAGCACGCGGAAGCATTCGCGGAAGCCGTCCGATATTTCATTCCGCCAGTCGAGCGGCAGGCTTCCGTATTTCTTTATCGTCCTACCATTCGGCCCGCACCAAGTATGCGGCGGGTCGAACACGACCAGCGGAAAAGTGCAGTCTGGAAACGGCAGAGATTTGAAATTTGCGAGCACATCAGGATTCACGACGATGCTGGCGGGTTTCGGGCCGGTGTTGTCTATCAGGGTTTCGCGGCGTTTATCCACGAATAGGGCGCGAGGGTCAGCTTTATCGAACCAGAACATTCGACTCCCGCAGCACACGTCCAGCACAGAAGCCGAACAAGCGCATGAAGACCGATGCGGGGTATTCCCACGCTCAGAAGTTGGTTGCAAAATAGTTTCCATATTCTTAATCGCCGCACGGCTTATGCGCGGCGTTCGCCTCCAGCCGCTCGCCCCCGCTGCGCTGGGGGGCGCTGGCTGCTAAGGTTTCAAGCAATTCAAGCGCACAAAAAGATTTGGTGTTTGAAGCACCTATAAACCACTGCTCGCTCGCATACTCTTGTCGTTCGTGACAATGCCTAGAGGATTCAAATTGCTCCAAGCTTTCGTTCCGCCATTTTTCTACGAGCGCAGCCAGTTCGCTTACCGGAAGGCGAACGAGACGAGATAAATCGTCTGTTTCACCTTCCGCATTGACGTGCGACGTTTTGGAGACATCGGACGCACCCCCGCCGCATTTGCTTTTATCCGTATTCGGCGCGCCGGAAGGCGAACCAGCCGATGAAGCGAACCCTGCGGGTCTCCCTTCGGTCGCCCCTACAGGACAAGAATTATGCCGGTAGCCATCTTGGGGCGACCAATGCCAATCTTGCCCAATCAGTTCTTGTTTACATTTATCACATCGCATAATTCTTGTCCTTTCGGGGTCGCTTATCTCGTCTCGTTGGGCCGCAATATCAGGAGGAGGCACGGTTGCCTACTCGATGGCGGCACTGGGTTGGGCGTTCCGTCCTCGATGGCCAGCCACACGGGAGCGCCCGCATAGCGTATCTCCGCGCCGGCCTCGCCTAGTGTTGCAATCACTCGAACCTGATAGAGAGGAAGCAGAAGCACACTCATTTTTCCTCGTTCGCGTTCTTCGAGTGCCTTCGTTCTCCATAATCCCACTCCGCCGGTCCACGGTGGATTCACCCAGTTGCGCTTTCCCCATTCGACGGCGATGCCATCAAACCCTTCTGGGCGTGGGTGTGGGCATGGGTCAAAATCGAATCGGAACTCTGCATTTAATCTGGCCATCATTTCCGGTGGAGTCACCCAGTATCTCTTTTTAGGACCGTGCGGCCCAACAAGTCGCTGATCCGCGACGCCGGGAACGCCTCCACTTGAGTTTGGTTGAGTCCGCATATTACGTTTTGGGTTCATCGCCGTCGCGGGATAGCTCCCCGTTAGCAGGCTTTCCCGCCATGATGTCTTTGATTTTTTGGACGAGTGCTGGCCGGGCTTTTTTTAGCGCAGCCGCATCAGCTTTTGAAAGCGCACTTCCGTCGGCGGAGTATTTCTTGCAGAAGTATTCCATTTCCGATTCACTGATCGGCTGCGAGGAAACACGAAGGGCCAGCGCGATGAGTGCTTCGATGGCCTGGTTAGTTCGTTGCAGCCTGCTAACAACGCGCTTCAGGAAACGGCTTCTGCCGTTGCCATTTCGCGCTCGCTGTGATTTTCCAGATTTGCTTTTCATTGATTGTCCTTTCGCTCAGACGCCGCGCCTGAGCTTGATTCGTTAGGTGTCTTATGAACAACGAACAAAAATTGAAACAATTGAAAAAATGGTCGAACACGATTTCCAACCCCGACGAGGAACGTGAGAGAGAGGTCATGCAACTCAAGCACCTTCTCACCGAAGAAAAGAAATTGTCCGGGGGATTGAAAGTAAGAGTTGCGAAATTGGAGGCAGAGAATCGTGATTTTAAGTCTCGCATTAACTAATTTAGCAACACCAATTTGAAACCGAAGCGAAGCGCATTTCGTGTAGAAAAGCAGACACCTAACAAGTCGCCGGAGCCAACCGCCGTTACGCCTGCAGGCGAGTTCGCTTCGGGTTTCTGGAGTTTGAGTATTCATAATCGGCGGTGGCTCAGCTTTCTACGTTAGGCGACTTCACCACTCCCACCTTTCAAGTTCACTCATCAGGTGTAGCGTGTATTCCATCGCCATCATTCTTTCGCGGCGCAGGTTTCTCGCATTGCAGGCAGAGTCCTCATTGTCCACGAGTGCCTTTAGCGCATCGCAGTCTTCTTCGATTGTTCGCTTGAGAGAATCCCAAGCCTCATTCCACGGATATTTGTTTTTGTCCATAAGTCGTCGCCTAACAAGTGCGTCGAACCAATCCCGGTTGGCCGCTGCACTTTATTCTTTCAGGTTTCTGGTTGTTTTACGTCGCGAGTCCGGGATGGCTCACGCACGGCGTTAGCAGGCGTGGACTCATACCCCTCCACTAATTTTTCGAGCATGGCCTTCCCCTCTCCGAGAAGAGCCTTTCCATTGCAGATTTTCCCAAGTATGAAGCATCCCTCAGCCTCGTTGATTATTGTAAGCGCCCCCTCCACGACTGCTAACAAAGCCGGTGCAGCCAATGGAGACTTGCCCTTACAAATCGGGCAGTAGATTCTTGAAAATCTGTGCTTACATTTATTTGCGCGTTTATTTCTCATTGGCGTCTCCATTGCTGACCTCACTGTTAGGCGCACTTGACATCACGGCAGGCGCTTTCGATGGTTGATTCGAGTTCTTCCCAAGTGACGATGTAGTTATCATCAGCTTGGGTCACGAGGTTGCGAACGATGGTCATCAGCGTTTTAGCCCGTTCGGACGCGGGCAGTTGTTCGAGGTTGTCGAGTGCTATTTGGATGTCTTTCATTTTGGTTTCGTAGCCGTGCGCCTAACAACCGCATGGAACACCATCGGATTGTCTGTCGGCCATTCTTGGATTGCTATTCCGCCGATGACGACAAGTTTGCCGCCGCCGCTTTCGACGTATTTCTGGACTGCTTTATACAGCGCCTCGATTTGCGCCGAACAAGTCGCTGAAGAACGACTCCGGCTGTTTTCCCGCTTGAGTGTTGGTTTCGATTTTGTTTGCATAAATTTAATCGCGGAGCGTCTTAGCTCCGCACGTTCGGCTGCGCGGTGGACGGTTTTGCAAGTTCCGCGATGGCTCGACTTTCGCTCGCGTTCTGCTCCCAGAAGCTACGAGGTTTTGCGATTTCGCACGGCCACGGCACTTGGCACACGACACAATATCCGGCGAGTTTTCCGTTCTGCGTGTCTTGCTCTTGGTTTCCACAAGCGCGGTGTGCTGTGAGTTCTGCGATTCGTTCTTCGATGTTTGTCATATTCGTATATTTTCAGTCGCGCCAGCCGAACAAACTCACTGGAGGCAACGCCGATTGGCGCTTGCCGTCATTCGCTTCGAGTTTTAGGAGTTCGGATGTCATCGGTTCGGCGTGCCTCAGTTCGGCACGTTATGCTGCTTATTTTCTTCCTGTGCGAGCCGTTGGTCAAGGTCGAGATACACGTCTCGAATTGTGTCGGCTTTTATTTTCGCCAGCCTCGCATCCAGCCGATATTTTTCTTCCCTCTTACGCATCATGTAGAAGAACGGGCCAAGCACTTTTCTGGCTTCTGATGGTTCACTCATATTTTGCAACTAGAATGTCAATCAGGTCTGTTTGACCGACGATGTATAATTTTACGCCCCGGTCTTTTTCGGCGGCGTGCATTTTCAAAAGCCTTTTTCGCCGCGAACGCAACCACCGCAGCATAACAACGCGCTTTAGCGAACCCGGATTGTCGGTCTCTGTTTTTTTCATAAGTCTTTGGTTTGCCCAGCGTCTCGTTTCCGGGTCGCTGAGCTTGATTCGTTCGGCGAATAGTTTTTACACGCCTCGTCGCCGCCGAGGTTTTGAGGATAGCCGTCCCGACGCAGGCAGTTATAGCAGTTGTCCGGTCTGGTTATCCTGTCTCGAAAATAGCCGCTGCAATTAAATCGAATGGTGTTCCGATGCGGACGAATTCGCCGAACCAGTCGCTGATCCGCGACGCCGGGAACGGCCACGCTTGGGTTTGGTTGAGTCCGCATATTACGTTTTTGGTTTATCGCCGGCGCGGCATAGCTCCGGTAGATCAACTTGGCACGTCGCTCGCGTCGGCGGTGAAGGGCTGTTCGGTTTGTGGAATTGGGCAAAATTCAGACAAGCGGGTTATCATCCAATCTTCCGGCTGGATGATGGCAATTCCATTGTAACGATCCCGCGCTGTCATTGCATATCCCGGCCACGTTTTATTTTTCAAACACCAGCAGTAAAGTTGCAACGCCTTCAAGACTTTGGTTTCGCCCGTCTGGGACATGAAACCAGAATCGGAAAGCGTGTAAATCTCGCTGTGGTATGGCTCGGCAGACTCTTGGACGGCGATTTGCCAGTCAACCTTATCCTCTTTCGTCGCCGCCTTGTAAATCGCGCTGTATAGCCAGCCCTGCGCGTCGTAGTGATGATTGTTAATGTCGCGTCCGAATTCAAACATAGCCGCGTTTTTGGTCGTCTTGAAATCGGCCAAAGACTTTCCGAAGCGCGCATTTCCAACATCCGGCACTAAATCCAGAAGGATTTTCAGCGGGATTTTGAGTCCGGTCGCTTTGTCGCGGTATTCGCCGGTCGCCATCACTTGCGTTTTGGAACACTCGACAAGCTCCATGATGTCCTTGTTTTTTTGAAGGGCTTGGAGCGCGGTTGAAGCCTTCTTCATTTCCGCTTCCGTTGTCACCGTCATTCCGGCGGAAGCTTTTTCCTCTTTCCACGCCTTGCAAACTTTGGCGTTGTAATTCCACGGCTTGCCCGGCTCGTATTCGGCTGGCGCGACGGCGAACTTAATTTCAGCCTTCGCGGGAGACAGCAAAAGAGAATCAACAAGGTCGCCCCATGCCGTAGCCTTCGTGTCCTCATCCTCAACGCCAGCAATCCACTTGGCCGGGCACTTGGCAAATGTCATCAGTTCGCCTCTGGACATGACCCACGCAACATCGCCGCGCTTCACGCCGTCCGGCTGTTTGGCGTAAGCGTCATGGTCAATGCCATCGCCAACTATTTTGCAGTTTGAAAAATCAATCATACAAGCTGGCCAAGTTTTGCTTTTGCGGCCTTGATAACTTCGCGCATTTTTTCAGCCGTCAGACTTTCCACGTTTTCAGCCGGGTCTTTTCCGGCATCAAGAATTTCCTCGCGCCACAGCCACGAATTTACTTCCGAAAATCCCTTTTTGCCGGGCGTTCTGATTGATTTCAAAACTGTCCAAAGCTCCAATTCCAGCTTTTGCTTCTCGCCTAGCGTGCCCCCAGACGATTTAGGGGGTGTCGTGGTAGCCACCGGGCTGGAAACGCCCGCTGGCGACCCCGCGCTGGCGCACCACGCGGCAAGGGCTTCGCCGTGGCAGATTTCGATTGGCTTGTTCACCGGAAAACAGTCGCGCAACGAAGGATGGCTGCATTTCGTCAATCGCAATGAATGGTCTTGCATGATTTCGCCGTGAGCCATCATTTCGTAAATGAACTTACCGTCTTGAATAGGCTCGGTTTCGGCGTCTTTTACAATGACCGTTTTCCCGATCTGGTCGCGCCGGATAATTCCATCATCGGCGAGTTCTTGCGTTCCTTTGATTTGGCGGGTCTTGAACTTTGCGCGAAGGCAAACAATAATCGGGAGCGACGATTGAAGCAATTTCAGCATGAACTTCGCGTGTTCCTGCTTTGGTTGTTTCCAGTTGTGAAGTCCGGTTTTCTGCGTCCTTATTTCATTTTCGTTCGCCATGTCCAAGACTCCGCCGATTCCCTCCCATTCATGGCTTGCGGAATCAATAACAAGAATCCCCGCGCCCGATTTCTCAACCTCTTGAACGGCCTCTATGTATCGCGCTGGAGAAAACGGCTCTCGCATTTCGATGACATCGTAACCGCCGGGAATGACATCGGCGTAAAGGCTTCCCCGCCCGCTTTCGGTGTCCACCATGACGATCTTGCCAGCCGCGCCGACAAATCCGCGAGCGAGCAATAGCGATGACATGGTTTTACCGCATCCTGATTCGGAGAAAATGCCAATAAGCGGCTTCACCCCTTGACGTGTTGCTGGTTTAATCTCCATAATTTTATTTTGTTTAACTGCAAATTTCCAGCGTCGGATTTTCTATTGCGTTTTTCATATTCCAAGTGCCTTTGTCAGAAGTTCGTTTTGTTTGGTCAGTCCATCGCAGAGTTTGAGTATCAATTCTAACTCGTCAATCATGTTTTCCCGGCCTTCAATGAAATTTGTGACGGCGCGAAGGTGGCGAATCCGTTCCTCAACGAAAGCGCGGATGGCTGGGGTGTAGTCTATTGTCATATTTTAAGCGCGTAAGCCAGCCCGAAGGCCAGCGAGCATGGCGGCTTTGTGGTCGGCAGACAGGGTTTTTTTCATGCTATTTCAATTTGATTCCGTGGCGGCGCGACAATTCCAGCAATCCAAGCATCATGGCCGTGTTCGCCAATTCGTTTTTAGAGCAGTTCAAAAGCAGGTCTCCGGGACTCTTTTTTTTGAGATGGCGATGAATCTGGTTTAACATATCCGTGTTGTCTTGACACGCCCGAACGTGAAAGGTTTCATTCATGGGCAAGAGTTTGCCAGTTTGTGCCATAGTGGTCAAGGTTTATTCCAACGAATCGTCATATCAGGATTCATTGATTTCAAGCGCCCCTGCTTTCACTGCCTTGCCACACCAGCCACGCCGCGCAAATGCACCATACTGCAAAGCACAAGAGCCATTCTACGGTTAGGACTGTCAGGAGCGTGGGCATAATCAAAATCTCCTATTGCTGCAAACCAGAATCACAAGCAAGGTCGTAATGATTAGGACGAGGTCGCCGCTCCGTTGTTTTCATTCATTTGTCAGTCTTTTTGGTTGAGAACCCGCGACGCGCCCGCTTGGAAACCGCAAAAACAGTTTGCGGCAAAGACTTGCGAGCGCGTGCGGGTCAAATTTCATTTTGTTTTTGAGTCTTTAAGATTGGTTCAAGATATGTAAAGTTTTCCATCGTCGCCGGTGTATAAATCGCGCTCGCCGCAAGCGTGTGAGGCCTGCGTGAGCCGCTGCCCGATTTCTCTAAACTTGGCTTCTTTGGTTTGTTCGCGGTCAAAAAATCCGCTGCCATGATGGTTGCGCGCCAGCCAAAAGTCATGGCCGTTCTGTTCATCGCGCGGGCAAAATGCCGCAAGATCAGATTCATTCACCTGTTGAAAAATGGCGCATTCATCGGCCATGCGTTCAAGTGTTTCCGGCGCAAGTTTGTCGAAAAGGATTTCAGGCCGGCCACTGGTGGAGTATTCGCCGGAAGGCGCGTTTTCGTCAAACGTCCAAAATGCCGCCGTAATATAACCGCGCGTGAAAGCGTCCAAAGATTCGAGCGTTGTTTTGCCCGGCCTGAAAACCGCTGAAATGACGGCGTGGCAATCGCCGCAATGAAGCGGAAAGATTTGCTCGTCAGTGTCGAAAATGGGATGGATTGGATTTCCCTCATTGTCTTGCCCGTTTTCCGGCAGGCCGTGTTCATCCTTGCGGTTTATTCCCGCACTGGGGAATGGTTGCGCCGTGTGCCGCTTTTGCGCACAAGCCGCGCAATGCGCGCCAGCTTCGTAAGTGTATCCGATGATTTTCATTTTTGAGTCTTTTTGTTTTTGGTTTACTGTCAACACCCAAAGCATAAACCAAACGGATAGGTTTGTATAGTGTGAAGTTGTGTGATTTCTGCCAAATCTTTTCCAGCAATATCAACCAATCTTTGCAACTGGCTTGCTTTTTATGACAGTCTTTGGCCTGCCGCCTAATTTTCCGTTGCGCCGCGATGCTGCCGCCTTTGCTTCGCTCGTCCGCTTTCCCAGAAGCGACATTGCCGCCTTAATCGTGTCCGTGTCATTCATTCCCTTGACTATGCCAGCGGATGGGTTTAGTGTCAAGCATGAATTTTGAGCGCGAAACGACGATGATTTACGGCCTCTTTATAGGCTCCGACTGTATTTATGTTGGTCAATCGGTTGACGTTCTTATCCGAGAGCGGCAGCATCGAAAGGGCAAGACATTTGATGCACTCCATGTATTTCGACATTGTCGCATGGCCGAAGCTGGCAGGATCGAGCAACAAATCATTGCAGCTTACATCGGCCACTACCTTTGCCGGTGTAAACTTGGGATCGCCGTCTTTGTGCCATCCGTGAATAAATCGTTTATTTCAAAAGGACAAGCGGCAAGGCATCTTGGCTACAATTCAGCAGCCGCAATGTGGCACGATGTTAAACGTGGCGATTTGCAGCTTATCCCGATTTAGTCCGCCAGACGCTTGCATGAAGGTTCAACCAAATCGGTAACGTTAAAGATTGGCTTTTTCACCGATTCTTCACCAATTCCCAATGAATATCGTTCACGTTATCGTTACCGATTGATTTCATGGCCGCTACTGTTAGGGTTTGAGAATCAGGAGGAGAGAGTGAACGCGGTGGTTTGTCTGCGTCTCTCTCTCGGTCTGTCGAAGCGCGGGTTTGGAACTTCCAGTCCTGGTCGTAATCGCCGAGATCAGCCTGAGCAGCCAGCAACACCACAAGACAAGCCAGCAGCGGGCACAACGTAATTTGCGGCAAATCAAAGTTTTTCCTAAAATTCTGGACAGTTATCATTCAATGCAGATTCACCAATAGAATCAAGGCAACGGCGAGATTCAATGTGAGCATAAGAGCCATTGTGTATCCTTAATTCAATGCTGATTGTGCCTGCTCTTGTGGTCGTTCTGAGCATGACGAGGCCGGGGTGCGGGTGTTTTGGGGGATGGGGGGTGATGCGTGAATAGAGCGTAGATGCCCCCTTTCTACATGCCTTTTAACGGTAAGATTTGAGGGTATTGTGGAATGAGTTGAATTGGGGGTTGCTTCCTGAAGGAGCGAGCGAGGGCAAAAGCCAACTGTTGCCAGTCGGATTGTTTATGATTGCATTAAGGACATGGCACTCCCCTTGCGGCGGCGCAGTCAACTTGCTATCGGCGTTTGCCTTGGGGTCAGGCGGTCAAGGCGTCAAGCTGGCTACAATCTGGCGGTCGGGAGCGTATTCGATTCTGCATCCCTCATCCATTGTTGTTGAAGTGCCGGTCGTTGCCAATGGCATGGCGAGCGGTCTAACTTCTCCGGCTTTATTGCCGTGCCGGAGTCTGTATGTTGCAAAGCTGAAATTATCTTTCGTGTTTTCTTTAAGATTCCCGCCTCGGTTGAAAGTGGATTTGAGGCTTTTACGACATGGAACATTCGGTGACATTCTTCGCGGGCGATTCTTAAATCAGCCGTCTTCGATTTGCTTAAATCTCCATAACGAGCATGGTGGACATTAAGGCGTGTTGGGGTTTTCCGACAGACAAAGCATCTGTGCGCCTGCTTTTGCTTTTTCAACCGAAGGTTTTGCCACTGATCGGATTGAAGATATTCTGAATATCTCATAAAAATAAAAAGGCCGGCAAGGTTTGATCCTCACCAGCCAAGTTGTCATGCGACTGACGGTTCTGCCAAGCACCTGAAAAGATGCCCGGCATATTCTTAAAACTTGTGACCGCGTGTCGCATTGACCAACCAATCGCACAACACCCCACCCCTTGTCAATGATAATAATTTAATTTGACAATCGGATAAAAGTTTGACATATTGATGACGACATGAAAACCAATGCTGAATGCTGTGCGAAATGGCGCAAAAAAATGAAGGATCGGGGAACCTGCATTTGGGGTTGCGGGCTTAAGTCAAGCGGTCGCCATGGCTTGTGCGCTGAATGCTACAAGAAGTCAGCGGAAAAAATTTACAACCGCCGACAGCCAAAATATAAACGAACTGGCAGGCATATTGATGGTGTTTGGGTCAGAACACCCAAAGCCGACGCCATCTCCACCGAAGGGCTGAAACCATGACAACCACAACGAAATCACAAACGCCGGAGACGGATGCTGAAAGAGATAGAATTGTTTCGCTCAAATTATCGGGGTGGCCTGAATGGATTGATTTCGCCCGCAAGCTCGAACTCGGACGGGATGAGGCGAGGATTTTTTATTTGGGATTACAAAAGGAACACATTGCAGTTGTTGAAGAACGCAACCAGCTTCGGAAAGTTTGTGCCGCCATTTCTGAAATGGACATTCCGGCGAATGATGTTCACCCAAACGTTCTGCAAGAATTCTATTACAAGTGCAAAGAATTGGCGCAAGCGGCGCTGAAACCAGAAACCGGGGACGAACCATGAGCATTTCCCAATACGACTTCGACCGGATGCAGGCGCGCGTTCACTCGCATAAGGCAAAAGTGGCAACGGTGCAGAAATGTTCAGAGAACGAAATTCCATCGTTTGGCATGGTTGGCCGGGAGGGTGATTTGCACAACGCCATCATTGCCCACTGCCGGTCAAAAGGCTGGATTTACTTTCACGGCTCAATGGCGCATCGGGCAATGCGCGTTATTGGAGAACCCGATTTTACCATTCTTGCCAATGGAGGCAGGGTATTTTTTGTCGAGTGCAAGACCGCCAAAGGAAAACTATCACCGCAACAACTGGCAATGAAAGTCTGGGGCGAAAAACTTGAGCACACGATTCACATAGTCAGAACAATGGAAGAATTTATTAAAATAGTGACTTGACATCAGTGCTTTCAGTTGGTTTTAGCTTCAACCTCTTTCCATCCATAAGGTGTTGAGCCATCGCCGTTTTCGTCCAGCCAGCACACCTTCGATTCTTGTCTGGATGCAATAGGTTCGAAGCAATAACAACCAAGGTCTGGATGTGTGCTAAAAGGACTTCCGCATGTTTTCCTTTTCAGATCGTAGATCGGACAGCGTATGCAGCACTTCATTCGATGCACCCATGTTCCACGTGGAACATTGCCTTTCTTGTCAGCCCATACCGCGCTCCAAACTGATTTGATGGCAATCCAGACTTCTGGTAAAGTGAACCGGCTGATGCCGAAGATGGCGGCGACGGTTATGGCAGTTAGGAATTGCGAGCGGCGGCGAATGGTTTTGGGGAAACGCATTTTCAATGGTGAACCAGCACGAGACTGCTTTCGCCGTCCATCTGGCTTTTCTTCTGTGCTCTGATGGCCCAGATGCTCGTTTGCAACTCATCCCAAAGTTCCTTCAGGAGCGGGTAGGTGGCTGAATCAAGCGCATGTTTGTATGGGCTTTTGGTTGGCAAAGTCCATCTGACCCTGCCGTGCTTCAGCATCTTGCACGTGGCAACCAAGCGTGGACATTTGGTTGCTGATATTAGGATTCTTTTGCGAACCAACAGCCGCCTCCAGAGCCACACGCGCTGTGCGACCGACCCGTGCGGTTTGTCCACGCCCTGAAGGATGATCCGGCCATTACTGGTTGCAAAAATCTCGTCGGCTGGAGTCCGTTCAGCGATTGATTCTTTGAAATCCAGCGCCGAACTGTCGGCCCAATGCCTCCAGATGATGTCGTGGCCGATTGCCTTCTCCCAAAAATCCATCTTTTCCATGAACTGCATGGTGAATTCCGATGGTGCAATGTCCTCGTCAACGTAGGCAAGTTCGTCAATGTATTGAAAGCACCTCAATGGCTTGTCGTCCTCCATCAGAATTATCGGTTCAAGGATGTGGGTTGAAGGATTTCGACCGCCCGTGTCCCATCCTGTCACCAATTCCGTGCAGCCATCGGTTGGAACCAAAATGTCCGGGTCTTTGTCCTTCAAATCACCGATGCAATGCACATTGGGAAGAAAAACATCGGTAAAAACACCACCGGCAACCGCGTCCACCCATTCGCCTTTTACGAACCGGGCAAAAAGGTCGGGATTGTCGGCGTAATCGGCGGCGATCTCCAATTTTTTTTCGGGTGTAATGTAAGGATTGTCCTCGATAAAAATCTGTATCAACCGCAGGTCTTTCTGGAGCGGCTTTTTAATCTCGCTTACATCTGTGGCAGTTCGGAATTCAAAAAATAATTTGTATTGCCAACTGCGTTGTCCCTCGTCACTTGGATTCCCGTCAGCCAGAATAATTAAATCGTCCTCTGCCACGGTTTCCATGCGAAGTGCCTGTCGGATATGTGTAAATGTTTCTTCGCGGCGCGAGTGTTGAAGTTCCGACCAATAAATAAAGGAAAAATAACGGTTGAAAAACATCTGTTCAACTTCCCGCTCATCCTTGAGCGAGTTCAGTTCAAAATAACTCTTGCCACCGTGCATGTTTTTCAACTCTGCGTAAATCCGTTTGCTCGCCCCTTTCTGCCTCGCCCCAAGATGTTCCTTTTTCCCTTTTTCCGTCCACCACTCCAACCCGTAGTTTGCCTTGATGTGAGTGTCAATCCGCTTCATTAGCTTGGTCCAAATGCCGGAATCGTCACCCGCCCCGATGGACTCGCACAGGATGCAGATGGTGGCATCTTTTACACGCCACGCGTAATCAATGACAGAATCAAGTGCTGCCCAAGTGTTATGATTTATGAAACCGTTCCCAATAAAGTTGTGGGTTGATGGAACGCATAAATCAACCAGTTCGGATTTCGTGGCTGAGCAGCGCTCAACTTTGTCCCACCAGATTTTGCCCTGCATCCAGTAAGATTGGAACTCCGGTTCTTGTTCACAGTTGATGAATTTAGCAAGAGGGGCGATCATCTTCATCGAAAGCGCCCGCTGTCCCCGCAAGACCGGATTGATTGCATATTTGTGAATCTTTCTCAGCAACATTCCGACGCCACGCTCCTTGCGCGAGTCGTAAAGTTTCTGCAAGACCCCCTTGAGCGAAGGCGGATACGCCGCCCAAGAAACCTTCCACCTTCTTTCTCGAATTGGTTTTCTGTTTTGTTTTCTCGCCAACCGGAATCCAATCTTGCCCCTGAAGTCATCCTCCTCCCTGGTGCTGACCAGCCACGCTCCAAGACATTTGTTTTTCTTGAAAATCCGGGAACTTCTAATCCCAAGACCAAGCAGGATGTCTTGAACCTGTTTCGCCAGCACCTTCGATGCGGAGCAATAAACAACACTGCCAGCCCTTTCAACCGTGCCGTCCGTGTCGAACAAACCCTGCAAAAATGCCACAATGACCGGCACTGGTGATTTTACAATAATGTTAGGAATGGATTTTTCTTGAGCGTATTTTCCAGACATTCCAATCTCCTTCAGCAAGGCCCTAAAGAACGCGGACTGGATGCAATAATCATACTTCAGAAGTTTCTTAAATCTTGAGTGTGGGAAGCCTGAAACCATTTTGCCCACGAAACTCACAATTTCTTCATCAGCGGACGTAAAACCGATGCGGCCACCTTTGATAGTTTTTTTAGTATAGCAGCCGTCACCTGTTAATAAACCAAGGAGGTATCCCATGTTTTCGTCAATCTCAACCACCGTCCGCCTTGGCTCAATTGGATTCTTCAACCATTTGTGAATGGTCTCATTGGCCGTCCTTGCCGACGCTTTTATCGCACTGATTGTTTTTGCCCCGCCAGCGACGGCCCTCTTAATTCTTTCCGATGCGTCAATTGATTGGCCGTCTTGTTTCATTGTCCACGAAACTTCCAAGGTCAGATTCTTGCGCCCGCGAATTGATGGATGTTTTCTGGATAACGGAAGCCAAACACTTCCACCGCATCCAACAATCCCCGCGATTTCCTCCGATGTTTTATACCCAATCTCTCCATTGTGTTCACACCAGATTGGATGGTTCTGAGAGCAGGTCAATTCATAGCCAAGGCCCGTCTTAATTATGACCGCTTCCCCAAATCCAGAATTGTAAAACTGGTCTGCTCTTGAAACTCCAATGTCCAATCCAGTTTCAGACATTGAAACGACATCTTTGTTTATGGGTGAAAAAGAATCAATGTCAGCCCTGCCCAATTCAGACATCGTTGAAAATCCATCAGCCGTGTAAATAATTGTGTCTGGCGAAATACATTTTCCCGACCACTTCGGCCCATTGACGAAGATGATTTTCCGATGGCCGCAACGCTCGCGCACTGTGTTAAGCACCAGCCATTGTTTGGGACTGAAATCAAACTTGAATTCTGCGGCCTTCGGAACCTTGATGGGTTTTTCCATTGGGGGAGACGCGGCGGGAAACTGTGTCGGCTTTTCCAGTTTTGTTTTCTTCCTGTTCCTGATGTATGCGCGGGTTTTGACCCTGCTCATTATCCGGTTCAACTCGTCGTGATCGGTGATTCCACGGTCTTTTGCTTTCTGGACTTCCAACCGCCAATCATCCGTCTCATCTGGGTATCGCTGGGAGAACTTTGGCGTGGGCATAATTGTTCTTGCAATGTAATCCAACCGGCATTAGATTCAAGCAAATTCATGGCAAATGATGCCGTTAGCAGCAAAAAACAACGATTGAAAATTTTATGGATACCAGCCTTGGAACACTGTCTCTCGATCAAAACAACACTGACGCCAAAACCCTTGCCGCCGATTGGCAGGATGGTCAGGAATATGACATCACCCTCCACGTCAAACAAACCGCGCCCTTCTCGTTCGACGTTGTGAGCGCCGAGGAAACGGAGACGCCGGAGGAAACAGCCGCGCCAACCGAGGAAACCGACACCGAGGCTCCGATGGGCGCAAGGCATCAAGGGATGCCCAAAGGTGTTGCCATCCTGATCGCTGGCGCGGGCAAAAGCGGAAAATAATTATGCCCACACAATCCGAGAAAATTGATTCCCGCCCCCGATTTGGCTGGGCGGATTCACTGGATAACGAGCCTCAAGTCATCCGTGAGGAAAAGTTCAAAGGCTCCTTTCCAGTGGCTGTTTTACCGCTGCCATTTATGTCCTCCAAACGGCGTTCAGTAATCAGGAAAATTCAAAAAGATATTTTCCCATGATCTCACAGGCGACCATCAAGAAATACAAGCTCGACTCCGACTCATTGAAGCCGCTGTTCGCTGCCGACCGGAAGGTTCCCAAAAGTAAAGACCCCGACAAGGTTGGCGACCTCATTCGGTTGATTTCCGACCGTCAGATGGAGGGGCGCGAAAGGTGTCTAACCGATTACCGGAAATGGGCGGCAGTGGATATGTCATTCGATACCCCGATGAATCAGGAAACGAATGCGATTCTACGGCACATTCTTGACGAAGGCGGCGGCGAAAAGGAAATCTTTAATGCACTGAAAAATTGGGGATTGAATCCCAATTGCCTTTTCTGTAAGACGGAGGAGAGGGGCGAGGGGGGTGCCAAGAAAACCGTCTGGCAACCGAATTACCCGCTGTTCTACAACTTCACCATCCCCCTTGTTCGAGCATATCTGACAATCCGGCTGGCCAATTTATTTAACGAGCGGAACACCAGTCCGTTATTCACCTACGAACCAACCAACAAAACTGGTTTGAACCGGGCAGCATGTGGAATCTTTACCAAACTGATTGAGGCGATTGCCACAAACTTTGGCTATTCGTCAACCCTAAACGACTGGATGTTCAACGCGCTGATGTATTCAGTATCATTGAAATTTCCGGTGGAAAGCTGGGTGCAAGACAAGCAGGAGGATGCGGACGGAAATTCGTTTGTGGAAAAAGAGGGAATCCGTTACGTCACCCCCCATGTTAGCAAGACTTACTACGACCTCACATATCCATTGCACACGCTGAACACTGGAACCGGATGTTCCTATGCGGGTTACTGGACGGTCTTGCGATGGGGCACTGTTGACGCTGATCCTCTGTTGTGGAATAAGGACGTTGTGCCTTATGGCACCAACTGGCTTGACCCGCAGGAGTCATGGGCAAATTATTTTACAGAGGTCTATCCCTGCACCTTGGAATTTCCGACTCCAGTCAAAGTATCTGGCAAACAGACCAATCGAGAAAAGATGTCACAGTATTATTGTCGTAATGATTACGACAAGGCGTTTTTCATGGGTTATCAATTCATGGAGTTGGTTCCGAAGGATTGGGGCTTGGGCGATTATCCAAACAAGGTGTGGATGAAGTTCACTATCGGAGCCGACGACGTAATCATGTTTGCTCAGACATTCAGCTATCGTCCGCCTGATTATATCGGATACGATGGTGACAGTGGGCGGGGAAGAAATGTGAGTCTCGCCCAAGAAATCCAGCCGTTCCAGGAGCTTTCGTCGAATGTATTCAACCAGCATCTTCAGACAATCAAGCGCAACCTCGTCCGACTGCATTTCTACAATAATCAGGTGGTGAACAAGGGCGACCTTACCGACCTGAAATCGCAGTCAAACTCTCTTTATCAAAACGACATCTTCATCGGATTCGACCCGCTAAAAATGGAGAAGGCGGGAAACAACATGGAGAAAGTTGTGCAAACGGTGAACTACACTTATGCCGATCCAACGACCATGCTTCAAGGGCTGAACACTGTGATTGAATTGCTGGAACGGTGTTTGGTAATCTCCCCACAGGAAGTCGGCACGGCGGCGTCCCACCAGCAGGGTAACAAGGAAATCGGAATCATCTCCCAAAGTTCCAATAACCGCGTCGCCTATACCGCGTCGAAGGTGGACGAGGGGATTGATGCTTGGAAACGCCAGCTTGCGGAGGCCGCGATTTGCTACATGAGCGGCGAGGAAGTTGAAGCGGAAATCGCCGCCGACATTCCCGACTTGGAAAAGAATCTAAAGCTGCTCGGTTTCAAATTCAAAGAGGGAACCCCGAAAGATGGTCAGAAGAAAGTTGTTGTCGTCGGCAAACTCGACAAGATGCGGCTTACCCAGTTCATGTCCCGGCGCAACGAGGAAAGTCGTCAGGTTGACATGGGCGCGAGTCAGGCAATGAGTGTGGCGATTGCCGCCGTTGCAAACAATCAGATGCTTGCTGGATTGGCCGACCCGCAATCGCTTTTTGACCTCGTTACGCAGTCAGCGATACTTGCGGGTGCAGATGACGATTTCAAATTCAGATTGAACAAAGACGCTGTGATGTCCAAGCAATTGCAGGACACCATCGCCAAGATTCAACAGATGATTATGGCTGAGGCGAACAAGGAAATTGCCGCGCCGGTCGCCAAAGAAATTGCCGCGCAGGATGCAAAGATTGTTGGATTACAGCAGGCTTTGCAGAACCTCCAAAAGCTGGTCGTTCAGACCACGTCGCCACCGGCCACATTGCCATCCGGCGGAGTGCCGCCACCCGCCGCCCCAATGCCTACGCCCGCTCCGAATTTGCCTCCAACATTACCACAACCAGCAACCATGCCAGCATCACCAATGCTGGCACCACCACCACCAAATGGAAGTCCAACAAATCAACCTGTCTAAACCGAAGCAAGACCAACTGCGAAAATGGCTGGATGGCGACGGGTTCGGTGTTTTCATAGAAGTCCTCGAAAGTCGTGTGTTCGAGCATGAAGCCGCCGCCGCAAACTCGTATAGTCAGGGCACGAGCGGCAATGATTCACTTGCCAAGGACTCCCAATTAAAAGCCGCGTTGTTTCGTCAGATGATAGAGATTCTGGTGGAACTGCGTGAAAGAAAAGAGCCTTTCAAGACACTCACCGCAACACCAACAACAATACACATACCGTAAAAAATTATGGCCACAGCAATCGTCGAACCGCCCAAACCCACAACTCCGCCAACGGCAACTCCGCCGGCCGATCCAAAACCCGCCCCTGACATTGAAGCGTTGAGTAACCGACTCAAAGGCATTAAGGGAAAAAAAGACATCAAGGCAGTATTGGGGCTTAAAACAAAAGCCGATGCTCCACCAGCAGAAGCAACACCACCTGCCAATCCCGCTGTTACAGCCACACCACCGTCGAAGAAAAAGTCCGCAGTCAAGCAACAACCCGCCCCGGTTCAAATTGACGAGGAGAAGTTGGGAGAGGCTATTGCGCGAGGTATGAAGCCAGCGGAGGCTCCGCAAGCGCCCGCGCCAGAGAAGAAGGACGAACCAAAACTTTCAATCGTCAACGCGCGCCGACTTCAGATTTTGGAGCGCATGGCCAAGGACAATCCTGATTTGGCTGAAATCCCGGCCAAGTTTGTCTTGGCTCTGAAGGCCGAGGAAGAATATCGCAAGGGCTGGTTGGCTAAAAATCCGGGCAAGAAATTCGACTCCGCCGATCCCGAACACGAGGAATTTTTCGGGAGCAACGATGTGAATTGGGACGAGGATTCATACGAACTTGCCCGTGAACAACTCATCAAGGCTGAGGCCAAGGCAGAGGCTGAAAAGGACATGAAGCCGCGCTTTGACCAGATGGATGCTGAAAAGCGCGCGGCGGCGGCTGTTCCACACATTATGACCCATCGTGCGGCCACGGCGAAACTGTTTTTCAACGACATGGGCAAGGACTTCGAGAAGGTGTTGAAGCCAACCGGAGAAATTGACCACGAGGAAATCGGTCGGTTGATCAACAGCAATGAATCAAACTCGCTTGTTTTTCCAATTGCACAGCACACCGAGGAAGTTTCGTCTGAAATCTACCAGATTGCCAATGGGCTTGTGACATACGACGGGAACAAACCGATTCACCGTGAGATTGCCGCGTTTGTGACTGGCGAGGAGACGAAAATGAAAGGGCTTCCAAGTGACCAGCAAAAGGACGCGGGTGGAAATAATTTTGCCACTGCCTATGATTGGTCAAAAATGAATAAGGTTCAACGTGAGCGCCATTGGCATTTTACGGAGGAACATCTTTCGGCAATTTACGCCGCGCAACAGGCCGCAAAAGCAAAGAAAATCGTAGTTGATGACGATGAAAAGTTCCAAAACCGCGCAAAAAAGCTCGGTTTGCAAAAAGTTGGGGAACAAAATCATCCCCCAAATGGCGAACACAAAAGCGGAGAACCGCCAACGATTCCGCCACCGCCACCGCCATCACCAGCGGGAGTTGTTGCGCCACCAATGGCGGCTGCAAAAAAAACTGAAAATAATTCACTTAAGGCGTTGAGTAATAGGTTGCAAGGCATAAAGTAATTTCAACGACGGAGTGGAATGAATCTGCTCCCGGTTTGAAATTATTATGGCACAAGCAACATCAACGCAATTAACTGACATTTTTCAAAAGTGCGCTCCCGCCTTACGTTCTGACATCTCGCGGTGTGGCACTGTAACAACCTGCGCGAACATCAAGGTCGAGACTATTGATAGTCTCCTCACTGATTATACCCAGGACGGCGAGTGGAAAATCCTTGAGCACCTGTTGATGACGCACTTTACGCTCAAGGCGTGCGGTTCTGTCCAGCACGGCATGCGCGACTTCTTCATGGCCAACGCCAAGATCACGCGCAAGGGCGAACTCAAGTTTGATGAAAATGGCCGCGCACTTTCCCGAATCGCGCCATTTGTGCTTGCCGACCAGAAAATTCCGCTCAACAACGTTTTCTGGGATTTCTCCAATGGTGAATCTGATGCCAATGAGGGCACCGATTGGCAGGGCGATTTCCAAAGCAAGTCTGGGGTTCCCGCCGACATCCGCACTTTCCCCGTCGGAAGCAATCTCTGGATTGTGAGCATTGGTGAGGGCGGCGTGAAAACGAAGACCCAGTGGGTCATCGCAAATGCCGAGTTGACTGTTGACGGCCTTTCGGTTCACGTCGAATTGACTGACCAGAACTCCGGCTCGCTCTTTCCCGCCGCGAGCCTGACGAATCCGGCAACTGGTGTTGGGTATCTCGGCATCCCGAACGTTGGCAAGACGGAACGCTATTGCGACGACCGACCGGCGTATGCCAACACCAAGAAAGTTCCATTCTGGATTCAGCACACGCGCTGGACATCGTGCAATTCCGAGTTGTTCAACGAATGGCGCAACCTTGTGTTGACCAACAACCCGATGTATAAGGAGTCGTATTACGTTCCCGATGTGGAACGGAATCGTCAAATGGTCGAGCAGTTTGAAAACAACCTGTTCAACGTCCTGCGTTATCAGGGCGCGATCAATGACAAGCAAAATCTTAAAGATTACAACCAGTTGCCGGAGATCACAAACTTCCTGCCGAGCGACTTTGCTATTGAATTGGGCGCTGAAGGCGGCAGATGCTACGGTCGCAAGGCCAATGCCATCGGTTGGTATGAGCAACTGCGCGAGTGCGACCGTTGGTATGATGCTGCCGGTGAACCACTCAACCTTTACAGCATCTTCGATGCGATTTACCAGATGAATCGCGTGCGCGCGGGCATCGGCTCTGCCGCACAACGGCGTTTCGATACGTTCTGCTCCGGCGACGTTGCGGAATATGTCGAGAACATGATGATTGGCTTCAACGACCTGAAGTTCGGAGGCAAGGAGCAATACATTATGAACCGGACGACCGGCTCTAATGAGGAACTGGGTTTGAGTTTCACGTCCTACATTCTGGGCGGAAAAAATAATGGCGTTGTGTGGAACATAATCACCGACTGGGCTTTCGACGACGAAGCCTCGCAGTTTGTAAATGCCGGACTGGACAATGCCGGTAATACCATGTTCTTTCTCGACATGACGGGGATGTATATGAAGGTCATCGAAAGCAGCGTGAAAACCAATCACACTGGCGATTTGTCCGTGCTGGCGAACATGGGTTTGGGTTACGATTGTGTTGAGGAAACGCTGACGAAGGATACAACGCTGAACGGCCTCACATTTGCCGCCGTGGTCGAATGCGCTGCTGCCGACTTGATTCTGGATAACTTTGACATCGGAACACCCGGAGTCTTTGCGGCCAACACCAAGCCGGCGGGGTCGCATCCGAATTACATTCCCGGCACAACCATCACACCTTACGCGATTTAACATTTTGGTGTGGTAAAGTTCGGTGGGTTAAGGTATGTTGATGAGCGGCGGACATTTGGTGCCGCCGCTCATTTTTGATTAAAAAACTGAAAGCCATGCAATACTTCAAACAGGTCAGCCAAAACATGGTGTTCGACCAGAACGGCCAGCAGATTCAATTTTCCCGCGCCGCCACCGGAATCGGACTTATCCAACTTGATGAGGGAAACGATGCTGGCGTGATCGGGGTATTGGATGCCTGCGCGGATGCCCGCAGAAGCGGGATTGTCCGCATCAGCGCGGAAATCTACGAAGCCGAAAAAAAAAAGACAAGCTCACGGCCATCGCAGCGGCGATTAGACATCCTCGGTCAGTTGCGAACGTCAAAGCCGCCGGAACCATTCCGAGGAAAACAGGCGGCTGTGGAGTTTGTGGAAAACACCGCTAGACCCGCCACGTCGCAGAACGCATCCGCAGCGCAGGAAGTTCCGTCATTCGCAGCTTTGCGCGCCCGCGCCCGGAAACAATCAGAGGTGCAGGTTCAGATAGAAGATTTCGAGACGCCATAATTAAATGGACTTCGCCACCCTTAAAGCACGCGCCCGCGCCGATTGCTTCCCAGCCGGGGAACAGGAAAATCTCCTCACCGTCCACGATGGTTATTTTCAAGGCGCGCTCGCCGATTTGTGCAAGTCGGTGGACTGCTTAAAAATGAACCACCTATCGGTTCATCCAAGTTGCTCGACCTACTTCAACTGTGGGATGACCGTTCTGCCCGCGCCGCGTGGGGAAATCTTGAGCGTCTATACAATCGGCAAATCGAATTGCGCGACTTCGCCCGCAAAAGAGGAATGGTGTTCTAAGGTTTATTATGAGCAAGTTGACTACTGCCATATCGAAAAGTTTGTCCATATCCGTCAACGCACTACATCCCAAAATGCAGTTGTTGCCGCGTCAATTTTCTCAGGCATCTTCGGCAATCGCCGCCGTAAAACAAGTTATCCAGCACCAACCGATGTGGGGCTGACATCACTCCCCGCTTTGCCGCCGGGATTTCATTATCCACAAGCCTCAACGGATGCTGGATTTCGATCCCGTGGCGGAGTGTATGCGATATATCGCGGTCGGATTTACATTGCGCCTTGGATTGAGTCTGATGAAGCCTTGGTCATTGAATGGAACGGCCAGAAAAGTTTCTGGAATGATGCCGATGGCGTGGAGGATAGCATCAAGTTTTATCAAGCGGTTGTCGCTTATGTTTCATGGCAGCACTACCTGTATTTTGAGGAAAACCCGGAGAAGCGGGATGCGTTTGAAACCCAATACTTCAATTTGCGCCGGGAATTGATTCACGATTGTCGCGAACAAAACCGAATCCGAGATTGTGTTGAGGCTGGTGGTCGTGGCGATTCTGCGCGTGGCATGGGTTCGGCTGATTCCGTGACCGGCCAGCCTACACCAAGTCCATCATCGTTGTTCTGGAACGAGTTTTTGAGTGGCACTGTAAATTGCCCGTCCGGTTCGACAAGTAACACCGTTGCGTGGACTGCTCCAGCCAATACGGTCTCAAGTCCAAATTCAGTGGCCGACGCAAATGCCACTGCGACCAACCAAGCCCAGGCACTTGCGCTTGAAAGGTGTATGTCCGCTCCTCCTGGCGACGGTGGCGACGGCGACCCCTTGACTGGTAATTGCTGGCACAATGGGATTTGGGGATGGTGCAATGAGGCGCAGCCAGACTATATCGCAAGTTGTCCGGGCCAGAGCGGGGACATTCCGGCGGCGGAGGGGACATCGGTTAAAGTCTCAATTCCAGCAGGACAATTTTTCTCCACAGTCAATCCCGGAGGACTTGATATTGCCAATGCTGCTGCATTGGACAACGCAAAAGCACTTGCCGAATCGCAGTTGGTTTGCAAATTCTGGAATGCGCCACAACAGTCCACGGCTGTTTGTCCGACAGCCCATGCCAACACCAACACGGCCACAGTTGGGGCGAAACAATTTAGTTTCACCAACCCTGTTGGCGAGTTTAATCCTGTGCAAGACCAAACCAATGCGGACAATCTAGCCAAAGCGCAAGCCGAGGCTGATGCCGCTGCCGGACTTGTGGGTTGCTCGAATACGGTGACGGTTCATAGTGTCTTAACGCAAGTTCATCTTTCGGGTCAATTTCCACAGGGCGCTTGCATATTACCAGGATATTACAATTTTACGATCACAATCCTCTTCAATGCACACAGTCTTATTGTGGAGAACAACCCCACCGCAATAGCCAATGGCCAATTGACGGTGAATGGTAAGTCCCAATCAGATGCGAATTCCCAAGCCATGACAAAATATCTCGCGTTGCAACAGTGGTATTGGAATACTTGTAGAAAATCATATGGAACGGGCGGGGGCATGAATATCCACTAATATGTTTGACCTGCTCACAATTGAAGATTGCGTTGCGAAACAGGCGACACCATCCGCGCCAGACTTGCGTTGTTCTGACTCGGCATTCGCAGCGGCGCATCCCGACATTTGCAGCAACTCTTATCTGGTTATCAAACCGGAAACCGCGCTCATCTGCGCTCCCGGCTCAACTGAATTCAAGGTTTTTGAATATCTGAATGGGGTGGAAACTGAAGTTGTGTCTGGCATCACCTTCTCAAGCAGCGACCCCGGCATTTTTGCAATCGGAGTCAACAGCGGTTCGGGAAGCGGCTTGACCGAAGGATCGGTGGTGATAACGGCGTCCAAGGATGAATTGACGGCGACCGCAGATGTCACCGTGTTGACCGGCAATTGCTGTGACCAGATTCAGGCAAAAACGGCAATCTTGTTTGATAACTCACTCTCGATGAGTCTGGCATTCGGAGGCATTTACGCCTCGCGTCTTTCTTTCGCCCGTGCAGCGGCGCACCAATATGCGGACACAGTTCAGTCAAAAGACCTCATCAAGTTGTGGTCTTTTTCTGATACGCCCGATGGCATTTCAACCGGCTGGTTGAATGACGCAACGGAACTTGGAAGCGAAATTGACGGAGTTTCCCAAACACAATCCAAAACAAGCCTATTATTGGCTTTGGAAGCCGCAATTGCTGACCTTGATTCGGCCATCGCCGATGAGAAAATCATCTTTTTGGCAAGTGACGGAGAACAAACCACAGACACCGACGTTCAAGCGGTGATTAACGCAGCGGCGTCTTTCAAGGCGGACGGCGGGATTATCGCGGCCATCGGTTTGCGGGCGTCTGGGGGCGGTTTTGACCTCTTGGAGCGGATTTCCACAGGCGGATTCTTCATCAATGCCCTGTCTGACAACACAACTGGGGTGTTTGAGCGCATTAACCAATTGAAAAACGCCCTTTGCGTGGGTTGCTGCGCTCCCGTTGTCGGCGCAACCAACAACCCAGAACTGAATTTCTCATCCTTCCACAACTGGGAGGTGGTTCAGGGGATGGTCAATCTGATTGGAAATGGATTTCTTGACCTTTTGCCTGGAAATGGACTTTACGTTGACCTTGCCGGCGGGTTGACTGCAATAGCTAAATCGGCGGCAAAAATTCAGACCATTGACGAGTTCCAAATCGTGGCCGGGCGCACCTACCAGATTTCGTTCGATGTCGCTGGAAACAACCGGCTTAATGTGCCCAATTCGCAGCAGGCAGTCAGGGTAACGGTTCGGAGTTCCACGGCAAATTCAACTGACCCAAACATCTTTGAGCATGTGGTGGCTCTGAATTGGAACGATCCATTTCAGACAAGTTCATTTTCGTTTGTAGCCCCATTTTCTGCTAACGTGAAATTGAGTTTTGAGCAATTAGTCAGCCCATCGTTGGTTTTGAGTGGTGATGAGTGGCATGGCAATCTATTGGACAACGTAAAATTCGACGAGGTTTCAACTCTGACCAACCTGTTTTCAGACAACTTTGATAGCGAGAACTCCAAGTTCGCACTCCCCGGATGCGGCAGCGGCGCGGAGACGGTGATAGGCTCGGCGACGGCGTTGATTCCGAATATGACCAGCAACACGGAGCCGAGCGGGCTTGCGAGTTCATCATACCAACCTGAAATAAATTATGGCTCCGGCCCCATTCCCGTTGAATTTGCATGGAACGCCTTTGATGGTGCGGCATCCAATTGGGCTGTAATCGCCGGCGAACAAGATGCGCCCTGGTTGCAATACCAGTTCGACAATCCTGTGGTGGTTGTGGCCTACACGATTGACCAAAGCCAACAGGGGTATGCAAACAACGATTTTCCGCGAGATTGGGAATTTCAGGGATCAAACAATGGGGCTGATTGGACGACGCTTGACAGCAGAACCGGCGTTGCGTGGGGGTCGGATTTAAGCGACCTGACCAAGAATTTCACTTTCTCAAACACGACCGCATATTCGTATTACCGGATTGTCATTTCAATGGTAAAAGGGGAAACGCCATCGGGCGGAAACCCGTCAATCTACGGTGTGATAATCTACGAGATTCAGATGTTCGGCGGGACAGTCACAATTGTTCCTGGTGTTGCCTACTCATGTTGCTATAATGAGTGTTCTAACAGTCCGTCTGACACACAGGTTCAAGACCCAAGCCCGCTGCCCGACATCGAGACAACTGGACAGATCGCCCAAAATTACACGAGCACAAAGCGCGTTTGTGTTAGTTGCCCGGATGGAACCATCAACTTAAAGCCATCAACAACACCGCTTGTCCCAGATTTGTATGACAATTCACAACCGCCCATGTCAATCCGAGCGGAATTCAACGACCAAACTTTAGTTCTTGGATTTTCGATAAAGCAAATCAATGGCATCAACCCAATAACGGCGTTCTACCTGATTGGTTCAAATGACGGCCAGACAAATTGGCAAACGCTCGCCACATACGGCGGACTTTTATGGAAGTTGGGAGAAACAAAGTCATTTATATTGCAGACCTTGGCCAATTACAAATTCTATCGGATGACCATAACGCAACCCGCGCAGAATCCTCCAGTTTCCTTGGGCGACGGACTTGTGTTGTCACTGTTCGGCCCCCTAATAGGGGATTCATCGGTCTGTGCCAGTTCAACCCGCATAAGCAACAGTCAGGGAGATGCTGACAACAAGGCAACTGTCGCCGCGACTGCTGCCGCGCATTTGCTGTTGAACTGCAAGCCGTTTTTCACCTCGGCCAAATCGTTTCATGCGACTTGTCCAGTTGGAAGTTTGGGCAACGCGGTGGATAAATCGGCCACTGGAACCAGCTTTGTCAGCCAATCGGACGCAGATGACAAGGCTATAGCTGCCGCTACCGCAGCGGCAAATGCCGAACTTGATTGCACTGGGTCAAATAATGGCCAACGTATTATCATCAATTCCGTTGGAAATGCCACGCCGTATCCATCTGTCAAATATGTCAGTGGATTTACCGGAACAATTAGCAAAGTGACGGTTGCACTAAACAAATTTGTTCACACGTATCCTTCTGATGTCGTGATGGTCCTACTCGCGCCAACAGGACAAACGTGTGTGCTGATGGGGCATTGTGGAGACGCACACGCGGTGTCACTTGGCATTGATCTTGTGTTTGACGACACTGCCGGAAGTTTTTTAAGCGACACAAACGCACTTGCAAGCGGAACATTCAAACCAAAAGCTTACAATGTGCCCAGTTCGATAACACCCCCAGCCCCGATTTATCCTTATGGAATAACCCTATCAGTTTTCAATGGTCTGAATCCAAATGGGGCATGGAGTTTGTGGTGCATTGACGATACGCCACTTAATGCAGGAACGCTGGACTCTTGGGATTTGACTATCACTTAAAATGGCTGGTGACGCTTTCAAATCGGTTAGTATGAGTCCGCTGACGGCAATTTTTGATTGCCGAACTTCGGTGGATTTATTGCCCAGTGGCATTTTCAGTTGGAAACAAAACTTTGAGATCAGTGCGGACGGCAAACTGCGCCAAGCTCACGGCTTTGGCCGTCCATACCAGTTCCCGCTCTTACAACAGCAGAATTGCGCCTACAAGAACTGGGATTTTCACGATCAAGGTTCGGGATTCAACGGCGCGGACATCGCCAAGCGCGAGCCGGTGACGATGTTCTTCGCGTCAACCGACAACGAAGGCGTGCGCAGGTTATTCCTTGGCACCAAAACAAGGTTCATGCGATTGAACGAGTCAACGGGGATTTGGGACACTATTGGCAGTGGTTTTGGCGCTGATGGGTCGCCAAACAAGACGCAAGTGCGGTTCAACGGTGCCGAACTCCAAAACAAGGTGTTTTTGACCAACGGTTACGGGTCGGTGCTTTGCCATTATCTGGCCGACCCCCACTTCACGGCTCTGACCGGGCTTCAAACCGCAGCAGAGGATGGCGGGCCGGTGACGGACGTTGCTCGCGTCATCTCTTGGAACGGCGTAATCCTGCTGCTCAACATCAAGGAGAGCGGTGTTCGGTTTGCCAGCCGTATCCGATGGTCTGGTTTGAACGATGGCACGGATTGGGGTGATACCATACTTTTTCCTTCAAGCATTTCCGATTATCAGGACTTGGATTATGGCGAACGCATCCTGAACGCCGTGCCCTGTCAGGGATTTTTGTATGTTTTCACCGACCGGAGCATCTGGCGCTGCAATTTCACGTTTGACCCAGGAATTGCTGCAAATCTGTTAGTGAGTCCTCCAACGGTCGGAGTTCCGCCTTCCGCAGTCCTGAATTGCTTCAAGATTTACACCGAGCCGAAGAATAAAAGCAAATGTCTGGCGTATCCAAACACGCTCGTTTCAACCGGGAACAAGATGTATTACATGGGGCGCGATGCCATCTATGAATTTGACCCCTACATGGTCGAGCCGGTGAGGACTGACTGGATTTACCCCTCGTCGGCGGTCATCTACGATGCGCTGCCGACGCAGATTGACGCCAACGCCGTGCAATCGCCGGTTGGCGAGTATTGGCCGGACACAAAGGAACTCCATTTCTCATGGCCAGTTGTGGAAGTAATTCAAGTGGCAGGTTCCCAAGAGTGCAATGCACCGACAGGGGCATTAAACAGTGGGTTGAACCGGCACACACTCGTCTGCAACACCCAATATCAGACGTGCGACTACCGCGATTATGGCAGCAACGCACTTGTTAACTTCATACAGGACATCGCCGGTCAAGACCCGGACAACATGGTGTCGGTTTTCCTTGGGGCAAACGGTGCAGATTATTGTATCAAACAGTTCGGACTTAACTATGCGCGTGAGATTTACGCACCAGCAACCGACACATTCTCTTTGACGGGCTATTCGCCGATCCTGCGTGGCATCTTCCCCTTTGGCCAGTTCAACAAGCGGAAGCTAATTAAGATGTTCCTGATTGATGCCGCGCCGGAGGTAAATGCCGGAACCGTTTTCCAGTTGAGCATAGGTGTATCGGGAGAAGCCCTTGACCCAAATCGAACAGTCGCGGGCTGTGGCGTGGTGTGGCACAAACTCTCAAACAAAGTCATCGGCTGTCAGGAGGACATGACGCCGGAGCAATATGCAGCCTTTGGGATTTACCCAAACAAGGCATTGAGGTGGACATTCCTTTATCAAGGAAAGTTCCTTTATTATCAGATTACCATTGCCAATCCCGACGACTCTCCCGCGACGGCTGGCGGTGCTTCAATCAGTCGTTTCGAGGTCAAGGCGTTGGAGAAGTGATTAGCCCCTTCCCAACCATTCGCCCATGAGCTTCAGGCAGTAAATCGTCTGGATTGACAATTCCGCTGTTTATACACACCGCAAACACCGCATCCGCGACGGTATCATCAAAAGGCTCCTTGATTCTATTTCTATCTGCTTTGGTTAATCTTGATTTACTGAAAGTCCCGTATTCAGGATGTTCGCGTTGAGTAATTGTATTTTTGTTTTTCATAAGTGTTTAATGTTTAATCCCAATCCCCGTCCCCGTCCCATAATCAAACTCATGGAATTCCCAAGTCGGAAATGCCGCTTTGAACAGTTTCCAAACTTCGAGCAGTCCGGGATAGCTGGGATGATTGATGTCGTCGAAGATTAGCACACCGCCCGGCTTAAGCAACTTCTCGGCGTTACGCAAGTCAGTCGCAGCCGGTTCGCTTTCGTGATCTCCGTCAACGGTTATCAGGTCGAATCTGTTTCCCTCAACCTCAAACTGGGGAAGGATCACCTTTGAGTCGCCTTGGAAGATGGCGACGAATCCGATGCCCAAATAATCAAGCGTGTCCTCGAACATCTTCACCGTGTTCGGCTCCTTGCTGTAGTCACCAGACCACACATCAACGGCGGTGGCCGACAGCATCGGGTTGGACACCATTGCGGGGATGATGGAATGGCCACGCCGAACTCCAATCTCAAGGTAGCGGCTGGCGTGTCTGGCGCAGGCGAAAACGCAAGTATGAATGTCAGCCCAAGTCTCTTTCTTGAGGCACGCATTGGCCATCTGCTCAACCGATGGCGTGAGCGCGACAGACGGCGGCATTGCTGACCAGATTTCGGCAAGGCAGCGTTTCGTCACAGGGTCGGTTGCTGCGGCGATTATTTCAGGCATGGTGATGTTCATGGTTTTGCCCTTGAAAGGAGGTCTTGCGTTTTGGTTTTGTATTTCCCCCAACAGTGAATCCAGTTGGCCTTGACCGCTTGGCCGTCAACCGTCTCAAAATACGGCCTGCCATCCTTCCACGAAAGCGTTTTATATCCGTCGGAATCAGCCTTGTAAGCGGGGGTTCCTGCGTTTGGAAGGTGCATCCCGCAATCAAACGTGCTTCCGTTATGAACCTCCATCGTATTTCCAGCCTTAAAGACATGGGATTCGTAAATCATTTTCCAGATCGCCATGTCGTGAAATCCATCAATAAGATTTTTGTCTGGGACGCTTTGAGCCAGTTCCATTGTCAGCCTGAAAAACTCGTGAAGCGCGTCCATGTTGGTGACAAAGTGAGCAGCCAGCATGTTCCCATCCTTGTGAATTGAAGTCGCCCAGTCGTATTGCATGAACGGATCAAACGCCAGCGTAAGATTCTGAAAAATCATGTAATCCCAATCTGGAAAGATGAATGGAGGATTCAGTTTTTCTTTCTCTATAAAATCCATCGCAATCCAAAAACGCCGCAGTCCGCAAAATGCAAGTTTGTTAATTTTAGCAGAACGCTTATCTGTCACTGTTACAAATTCCTTGTCGCGGGAACCGCCGTGCGAGGAATCAAGGCATATTACATCACACCCTGAAAATTTACGAGCCAGACACTTTGCGTCCTCGTAACCGGAGTAAATATCATCGTTGATTGTGGAGACGAAGATGATTTTCATAACTATCAGTGTTTCGCGTGTCGGTAGTAATCTTCCGTGGTTTTTACAACTCCGTTAAGCAAAGATTCTCCATCCGCCTGAACTGCCGCCGGATGATCGGCAAAAGCGCCTATCCTGCGATGTTGCTGTTCGCACAAATAAATCGTGGTGCAATAATCAAATGTGTCCCACGGCTTGTCGAATAAATCCAAAAACAACTTGCGAGACTTCATTGGAATCACATAGCAATGCGTCTCAACCCACTGGTTTATTACAATCACATCGTCGCCAATGGTGTCCAATGTTTTTCCACCATGCCGGTAGCCGAGCGTAAAGGCGTCAAGATTTCCAGTAACACAACACTCGGCAGCGCGGTGTATTCTGGCAACAAAATCATCCATTGACCCAACCGGAAGGCAATCGCACTCGCACACCAGCAACGCATCCACATCATGCAGATATTCGGTGATGGCATCTTTGTGTGCTTTCCAGCACCCGTAATGTCCCTCGGTCAAAATGAACGGTCTGTCATTTGCCTCCCGGCATGGCGGGAGTTCGCCGCGCCAGGGGGGATTGATGATCTCAACTCTTTCAATCCCATGCTTGGGAAGTTGAGAAATCTGTTCCACCGACCGCTTCTCACGCTGATCGTCTGGTCGGCTTAATAAGTGGACGCATTTGATGTTCATGGCATAACCCTTTCAGCCATCGCGCCGTCGTCAACCCACGACATGAAGGGCTTAAGTTTTGTCGGGAAGGTTGTGTGGGATTGGAGACGTTTCCAGCCGTCCAGATTTCGCTCATCATACCCATAAAACTTTAATTTTTGCGACACATTGCGCTCCTCGACCCAAGAGAAGTGGTCGAAAACGAGTCCCATTGCACACGTCTCCTCGCGCGTGATGGCCAATCCTTTATTTCCAGCCAGCACGGGCGGCTCATGGCTATTTAGAACATCACCAACACGGAAGCGGAAGGCTCGTAGCCAGTCTATACCAGCCCTGTTGCCGTAGCAGTTCTCGCCAGTGGAAATAATGTCCTTCCCGACGAAATATCTGCAATAGAACGAAGCCCGCATCGCCTCCGGCCTGTCCTCGAACAGCTTTACAATCTTCTCGATCTGGGAGGTGGTGAAAAGTTCGTCGCTGTCTGGAACCAATAGGACACAGGGTTCTTTGATGTCGCGCAGCATCGCGTTGAACATTGAAACCTTGCCGTCCCAAAGCTGCCGACGATAAATTCGCACATTTGGGCGGCGAGAGATTCTGGTTAAATACTCGGAGGTGCCGTCGCGACTTAATCGCGGAGCCTGTTTTTGGCACCAGTGGGTGCAATGCGTGTTGTCTGCGGCCCCTTCTGCCACTCTCCAAAACCAAGGCACCGTCAGCTTCTCGAAAACAGGCAGGAACCTTTCGATGTAAGGTTCGCCATCCAAACAAATTGTGCCAATCTCAAGTCTCATATTCCCGCCTCAAAATTCAACCGGACAACTTCTTCGGATAGTGTTATTATTTCAAACTGGTGAAGGTTTCGCTCAATATCATCTGGATAAATCCACCGGCCAAGATACAGCGCAATTGGCTCCTGCATCCGGTATCGCCATTCCGGGCTTGCCCTCAAAATGGCAGAAATCCGCTTTCTGGCCTCGATCAATGTTTCACGGTCACTCATTGTAAAATTCTTTTGCTTGCTGTGTTAAAATACGCCTTATCCTTTTCAATTCCCATGAAGTTTCTTCCAGCGTTTTTGGCGGCAACCCCAGTGGTTCCGCTGCCCATTGCGTTATCCAAAACAATATCACCTGGGCTTGTGAACGTCCGCACCAGATACTCCATCAATGCCACCGGCTTCTGGCATGGGTGTAAGCAAAGTTTTTGCTTATCGCTGGCGAACTTTAGGACGCTTCTTGGATACCTTTCAGTGGAGTCGTAAAACGTAGTCCCTTTTTCTTTGCCGTATAACTCGCTCCCCAACCGGAAGCGTTCAGCACGAGCCGTCTTACGAACATGGCCGCTCGTTTTTATTGGATTATATGTTGGAAGATGGTTGTAAAAAACTAATATCAATTCATGCGCCCGCATTGGCATTCTTTTGGCATTAAGATGTCCCGTTGCCGATGTTTTCTCCCAAATTAAATCGTATCGAAACCATTTTAGGTTGGATGCCACTAGCAGGCTTGCAAAAGGCTGTGAGGCCATCAGGACAATTGCTGACTTTGCCTTGCATATTCTTCGATATTGCTTCCACAGTGGTTCAAATGGAATTATTACGTCCCATTTACAGCAAGTGTTTCCATACGGCAAGTCGCACAGCACCATGTCAACCGACTTATCTGGAATTTCCAGCATCCACTCAAGGCAGTCTCCAAGAATTAAGGCCGGTTCTCTCATCCAATCCCCCCATGCTCTCCCACCTTCAATTCGGGCAATCTGCGCGCCGCAAACTTCTTAAAAAGAGCAGCATTATGAGCATTCGACGGCACGGTGTCGCGGTCAGGCGTGTGCCATGCGGAATGATGGGCTTGATGCAGGATGTAGCCGCCGGGAATGTCTGCCGGAAAGATGCGCTCACCAAGATTCGAGTTGTTCGTCTTAATTCCGTAGTCGAGACGAATCATCGCAGCCAGCAAAATATCCCACGTGCTCGCCCCTAAGACGCAATCTGGTATCTCATCCCAATGATCCGTGAGCCAAGCCTTCGTCATGGCAAATCCATCTCTGCCCACTTGTCTTGGCGCACCCAACTTGGCCAGTTGTTCAGGCGGTAAGTCTAGTGATGGCATTTTACCACGAATCTCGGTGCGGGGGATTGTGCAAGCACCGAAAACTCCTACATGAAATTTGAGGTATTCTGGCAGGAGCGGGGAAAGGGCGTTGTCCGAATTTGTGAACAGCAGCATGTCATCGTCGTCCATCTGCTTCATGGATTTCTCAAACAGGTCACGAAGATACGGCAGCTTGCGGGGGTCGCCGATGGTTTTCTGCGCGTTTCGTGGATATGGGGGATGAAAATACGCGGGGATAATGTCTCCTCGTTCCAAAAGATCGTCCCAAGTGCGCTGCATCGCTGCTGCCCGCGCCGCCGATGCCTTATCAGGATCAGAAAACAAATCAACGCAGTGGAAAATGCGAGAGATTTTAGGCATTTTGCTTGGGTTGTTACGGATCAATTCCCAATTCCTTCATCTTCCGATCAAGTTCCGCCTCGTATGGCGCTAAAAATCTTGTTGCGGCACCAACGCTGTCAGCCCAAATTGCTCGATACTCGTTTTTTGACGGCGGATCGAAAGATACCCGCACCCAAAACACTTCCCCATCGTCTCCATCAGCCAAGCATCCATTTTCAATCAAGCGATGCAGTCCAATGACATTTGCCCGGCATTCTCCGTTTGGATATTTGGGCAGATTTTCGTAAATTCCAACCTCCTGCTCATGCGTCAAGTAATCTTGATAACGGATTGAATTGAACAAATGATTCCAATACGCGTCGTGATACTGCGGATTGTTTGCTTCCACCCCATTGAATTGAGCAATCCAACAGCGAACCGTCCCCCTATCATACCAATTGAACGGCGGCTCTTTGACGCGAGTATAGCGCGGGAATAGCACGAACGGGACTATCAGACCGTCCTTTCGATGGCCGACGAAGCTTCTGATTGGGATGCGCTTTATGGCCAATTCTGACTCTGTAATTGATGACGTTTTCATTTTGGTTTGTTCCATTTGACGTGCTTGCACTTCGGGCAAACTTTCGGCAGTTTCGGTCTGCGCGGAATCCATTCGTGCAGGCAACGCAGACATTTGAGGATTGGAAGTTTCACGATTCGTTGAGTGGAGTCCATGATCTTGACTCCCGCGCAATCCGCTCGGCGCGGTATTTCTTTGCAGCATCCATGGCTTCGCGGGCGCACCGTTCACAGCGGTATTCACCGAGGCTGTAGAACGTCCAGCCGCCCCACTTTGACCATGATTCAATGGCGTAAAAACCGTCGGATGATTTGACGATACGCATATCGTCTTTGGGTTCAAGCTGGTCAGAATGAGTCTTAAAAAACCCATACAACCAATCGCTTATGCGCTTAATAATTTTCATACCCATACGTTAAGGTAAAATCGTCGCGGTGTCAAGAACTATAAATCCTCCAGTTTCACACTCGATTTCATCGGTTATTGCTTTGGCATGATTTAGCTCTGCTTGCCGAATCGCCTTCTCAATAGCTGTGTGAACTAGCTTTGGATTCGCAACAGCGTCCTCGTAAATAATGCGTCCAGCCTCTTGGAACCTCATTATCGTGCCTCCCCAGCCGCTCCGGGTCAACATGACGACCGGAATGTTGGTCGCAAGGGCCAGGTGGACGTAGGACGTGTCCAGTGACACCAGCAATGCGGCCTTCTCGAACAGCCCAATAAAGTCGTAGAGCCGTTCTGCCCTGATTTTTCCAATGTCAATGATTTGGAACTGGTCGCCCCACGCCATTTCAATTAGCGGCATCAACGAGCCGCATTCGGGGCATGGCGCGCTCTTGGCTCCGTGGAGGTTGACCAGCATCCAAGGCTTGCCGGTGTCGGGGATGGCCGCAATCAGTGCCGCCTCACGCGCGGGATCACGCCTGTCGAACACTGGCCGCAACGATTCGTCGTGAACCCGGTGCAGCAGGCCAGCGGACTTCCACGATTGGAGGTTGTAGCTCTCCTCGGTCTTGACCTGTTGGAAATTTTCGCCCCATATCTGACAAACACAGACTATGGGGAAATCGCGCTTGGCTCTGGTGATGGCCTGCCCCAACTTGGCCTCTTGGTCGGCCAGCACGAGGGGCGTTGCGTAGCCAATTCCATCGAAAAGCGGCAGAAACTCCTTTGCAATTCCCACATGGGGCTTGGCATAGTTGTCGTTGATGAGTTTTATGAAGGGCAGCACGTTTATGATGTCGCCGAACCTGCCGAGGATCACCACGCAAATCTTGTTGTCCGACTTTCCGGTGAGAAATTGCTGAACCAGTGCTGGATAATCACGATCCGATTTCGGCTCCAGAACGAATTGGCCATTTCTAATCATCGGTCTGGCACGCTGTTTGTCCAAATCAGAGCCGCACCGGACGAAGGTAATGTTCTCGTTTGAAACCACTACCTTTTCACCATTGCAAGCCTGCGTAAGTTTGCCGACGAAGTTGCGTTCGCCGACTACTCCGCGTTGGGAACCTCCAACCTTCGTCCAAGCGTTGCGGGTGAACGCCAGAGTCATTTCCGAAGCCTGCGAGACGGCTGAAATCTTGCCGTTGTTCAATTCAAACTGACTGTTCAACCACGCCCAGTCTCCACCCATGCGTGAGGCGATGGTTTTCAGATGGTTTGGTAGGTAGTAATCGCTCTCACTCCAATTCACCAGCCAATCGCCTTTTGCAATGGCAGAAATGGAGGTGTTTTTGGCATCCGATGGAAGGCATGGCTTGAGAGCGTTGGCCACCCTGACGTTTGGCTGGTCGCACACCAGTTTGATTCGCGGATTGGTCGAGAAGATTATCAGTTCGCGCTCGCCCTCGAAGTCCTGTTTTAGAAATGAGTCCACGGACGAACGGAGAGATTCGCTGTATTTGGTAACTATGAGGAGACAAGAGATCATGCGATTACGGGAGTCTGTTTCTCCAATTCTTCCGCGATTTTGAAGCATAGTCTGACGGCAACATCCGACGCCTGTTCGGATGAAAACACCCCATGCGACGGACGAGGATTCCAGCACATTGCCGCCTCGCCAACCGCTTCAAAAACGGCGTGAATCCAATCCAGTAAAAGGATGGGAAATCGAGGCGCGCAACGCAGGCGATGGTGGGTTTGACACTCATTCCAATCCTAAAACCTTCTTCAAGCGATCCCGGTGAGTTCCCGATAGATGCGGCAGGTTTTGATCCCAATACTTCGCCACAAAATAACGGCGAAACGATTTGTGAAAGATGTCCACTCCGCAGGCTTGGATGAACCGGCTGGCCACGCCAATCTTCACACCATCCCAATCTGGCTTCCATACCAGCCGATCAATGGTGCGCCGGGAAAGTCCTTGGGCATCGGCTAAAAGTTCGTCAATCGTCTTTAACCGGTTGTGGCGACCCCTGCCAGCCTTAAGGCCGTCAGCGCGGGAGATTGCCATCGCTCTACACAAAGGCGGTGGAAGCTTGGCCATGAATTCCAGCAATGTTTCGCGGGTGGGTTGTGGCATAATTTATCCCATCGCCTGAAAGTTGATGTGCGGGTTTCCACCAAGACGACGAATTTCTTCTTGCATCTTTGGAATGGCATCGCCAGCATTTGTTGAATACCTGTTGATATTCTTTCTCATACCAATATCCCGGATTTTATCCCGCATTTGATCTATTCGTTTTTGATTTGGATTGGTTTTATTCATCCTAATTCTCCTTTAACTTCGCCTGAATCCTGTCCATGAAATCCTCCGGCACATGGAGTTTGCTGCCGCCAATGGATTCTGCGAGTTTAGCCACCTTGACCTCCTGCGTATCAACCGAGAACTTTTTCAGGATTTCAGCCAGCAGTCCCTCTTTCGGAGTAGTTAAAAACGCGAATCTGCCGGAGAGAGTCACGAGCGCAACCTGACCCGACTTCAAATTGGTGGTGCAAGAGGAGCAGAAATCATTCTGTTGCTTGCCGTGGTTATAGCGGTCGAAAACTACACCACAGACTTGGCACGGCACCGGGTCAACCATGCGCTCAATCTGGGTGCGTCGGCGTCCGCCTGTTTTTTGTGCCTTCTCGCGCGCCTGCTTTTTGAGTTGAGGCAGCATCGCCTTCAATTTGCGAAGCTGCTCCGGTGTTGGCGTCTGGTCGCCGCCGATGATGTCACTCATTTGCCCCTCCATCCAGTTTCGCTGGCGCAGGAGATGATTAACCAAAGTTCTGCCAAGATTATCGCGCAGCAAAACAATAACGTGAAGTTTTCAAAGTTCATCTACGCCAAATATGGCGGATTGCTGAAAACTTCGCAAGTAAAATCTTCAAAAATCTTTTAGGCAAAAACCCTATGCTTTTTACGACCGGCGTAGAGGCTCGTCCTGCGGTGTCTTAACGCGGAAATCCGACGACCACTGATTCTGCCGATTTTGGGATAGCGGATTTTGGCAGTGCGCCGTCTGCTGGCGGAAACCCGGCCAATGGCACTACGAACGCCCGGCAAGGCTCTGGAAGCCGCTGTGGGCGTCTTGGCGGCTGTCTGGACGCCAACCGCTGCCAAAGCCTGCGCGTTGGCCTGCTGGTAAGCGGCCTTGGCCTGCTGTGGGGTCGCCGTGGCTCCCAACTGGCTCAAATTGGCCTTCAAATACTGGCCGCGCAAAACGGTGTATTGCTCCAATTCCGATGCAGTCATCGGCCTGATTTCGCCGTTGATGTTGTAGCCCTTGCGCGGGTCAATTGAGGGCGCATGGAAGCCGCTGGAGGCCATTGCGAGGTATGCCGCAGAGTCGTCGGCGTTGCGAGCTTGTTCGCCGGGCTTGATTGGGAGCGGATAGGTGCCAGCGGTGATTGATTGGATAACCCGCTGAACGTCATTAGGTGTTTCCACAGGGTCGCCAAGGCTATTAACAAGCCGTGCTTTCGACCCCGGCAGGGGAACGAGATAATCCAGCGCCGTTGCCGTGTTTTTATCCAAGGAAATACCCATCATCCGCGAGACTTCCTGATAAGCTCGCAGTCCGGGGATGAACGGGCTAATCAACGAGGCGGCGGCGCGATTGGCATTAGGGATGCCGAATTGTGTGTATCCGCCAATCAAACCAGATGCCGTTGATCCACCAAGCAGCGTCGTCCACGCGGCTTCACCCGCAACCCCCATGACATCGCCCAAATCAATCGGTTTGGCCTTTCCTGGGGTAACGCCAAGTTTTGCGGCTTCGGCGTTCAAACGGTCTTGCTCCGATTGCTGGCGGTCTTGCAGGTTCACCACAGCGCCAGCCGCAGCCGCATATGGCGCAATGACTGAAAATGGGCCGACCAACAGGCTGTATGAGGTGAACGACCCGTCGGCCAATGGAAATTCAATGGTCATCGGACGATGGCCTTGAGCAATGAACTCCTCGCGCTTCTTCTTGTCCTGTGGGTAGGCGAGATTCACCTTGGCATGGCGATAAAGGATGAGGCTGGCGACCGTTCCACCAACTAGAAGCCCGGCGACCGAGCGAACCTGCCGCGTCGTCATATCCACCGGACGCTCCACCCATGCGCTCAAGCCGGGTTTCCCGCCGCCGCGAACTGCGCCCACGTCTGCGAGTTTGAAAAACGGATACGGAAGCAGGCGCAGATGATAATTGATGCCCGCACCAATCGCATTTCCGAATTGAACGGGCAGGATTGGAACTCCCAACCTTCGGACTCCGCCGAAAATCTTCGTAACCGCGCCACCAAGACCATATTGGGTAGGCTCCTGCCACGCTTCAGCCATTCGCTGGCGGTAGATATATCCGCGCTCATCGTCTTTTGGTATCCCAAGTTCTTGCATCTTCCAATAGGCGCGATTTTTGAGTATGCGGTCAGCGGCTTCGGCAATCGCCCTGTCTCGCTGGCCTGAAGACCATAATTTTGAAGCGGCTTGGAAGTCTTGAGGAAGCGTCGTCGGGTCTGCGTCAGCCTCGTCAAAGAGCCTGCGGGCATCTGCCAAGGCCATCAGCCGTTCGCCGTGAAGAACCTGCATGACCTCTGGAGCCATCAACTCAATCTGAGCGCGGGTTTTTCCCTGTGCTGCCAAATTCAGCCTCACTTGATTCAACATCTCTTGATTTTCAACAAATTCACCTTGAAATGCGTCCCATGCAGCGACGATGTGTTGAGAATACCGAATGCTGGCCATGAAATGCAGGAGTGATCCGCGAACATAGTTTCCCTTCTTCCAGTATTCATCGGCCTGCTTGGCCATCCGCGCAAGCGCGTTGATGCCGTTCATCATCCGGTCATACTTCAAAATCTCACCACGGCCCTTAAGTTGGGCGCGAAATGCGCGTCCAGCAGACGTGAGGCTCTTTAAGTTCTCCTCAAGCGCGTCCCGATACGAAGAAAATAAATCTTTCCAGATGCCATCGAATGAACCGCGATATTTTGCCTCTTGAATGGCAGCTCCAATAGGACGAACCAGACTGCGGACGCCAGCTTGGGTGGTGACATGGATGCCTAACCGGATGGGAAATCCAAGAGTGCTTAAGATGTTGCTCGTGGTGTATTCGTAAGCGGCATTTGCGATGTTTCCCCAGTGTTGCATGTTGAGTGGTTTTGTAAATCCACTCCACATCCTCGCAATCTCCTCGATTGCCTTCCGAATGTCAGCATTATTGACAATCTTGCGATCTTCCGAGGCTTTTTGAAGCTGTGCGGCTTTTTGTTCATTCGACAGATTTGGATTATCACGGATCGCCGCCTCTGCCGCATCAGTTGGCCGGCTCCATCGCTGGATTTGGGTTGTCAGAAGTTGCATCCGACTCACCTGTTCGTCAGTCGGACTTGAATAGCCTTTTTTGGACGCGATTTTACGCAGCAATTCGGCGCTGTCCGATCCTCCTGCGTTGAAAAACTCATTGATGGCCTTCCACATCTTGCCGTCTGTTCCAAAACCAAGTTGCGTCCTCTCCTGCGGGGTCAGCTTTTTCTCTGCCATCGCCTGCGCCTTTTCGCGGGCTTCCTTGAACTTCTGGCCATAGGTATCAATTAGGGCTTGGGCGACTTGTTTGCCTTGCTCCTCACTCAAATTATGTTCGTCCACCAGCGATTGGATAAACTGGTCTCGCATTTTCCACTGAAGATACGCCGGGGTTTCGAGAATCTTGCGCGCCAGATCGGAAATCTTGGGCACCACTTTTGAGGCCAGCTTTTGGGTGACGGGCATGTAATCGCGCAAGTTGTCGCGGATGACCCGCCAATGGGCAAATAGTGGCAAATTCAATCCGACCTCAATCTGTCCCGGTTCCGGCTCCTCACCGGCGAGAAAGCGGGCGATGAGTTCGTCCCGCATGTGCAGCGGTAAATCGTTTAATGCGGATTTCTTACCCGCCTTTAGTTCCGCCTCCCGAACAGCCGCAATGACCAAATCATTGACTTTTTGTTTGTCTTTAATTACAAGGAGGAGCTTTTCAACAGGATTTAAGTCTTTCTTGCCCGGCCTTTCTTTTGGAAGAATGCCTTTGTCGGCGGCTTGCGCGAGAATGGCATTTGCCGCCTCGCGGTTCTTGGCATTTCTTTCCATCTCGGAAAGTTTTTTCGCATTCTTCGGTTTGAGCGCCTGCTGGACGAGCCTATAAACCTGCCCACCACTGTCCTTCGCATTGGCATCCATGATTTCTTTGACCAACTTTTCCTGCGCCGGATGCGAATTGGCTATCTCGTTCAAGTCGGCGTCGGTGAAATCTTTACCCAACGCGGTGAGGACTTTGCGGACGAACGAATCCACAGCGTCCCCATTGAATGCCTTTTGGTAAATCTTCTGCAAGAAAACCGGGAGATTGGCGGCGACGGATAGTAAATCGTGTGGGATTCCCCTGATGGCGCGGAGCATCGTTCCCGCCTCACTTCCAACATTGGCCGAAACGCCGATGATCTGGTTGGCAGTATCGCGGTTCATCAACTTGAACCAGCCGCCTTGGGGGTCAACATTGTAATTGACGAACCGAGCCAGTTGACCGGCGTAGGCCATTTGTTCGGGATTTTCTTTGGGCGTCTCAATTGTGCGAATGAGTTCCTTGAGCAACGCGCGACCCTCGGCGTCATATTCACCTTGGCCGAATGACTGGCTTAAATCGAGCCTGCCGACGTTTAACTGGTTTTCCGCGTCTGCGGGGGTGAAGGGGATGCCGATTTTGCGAAGGAAAGCCTCGACCTCAAGATTTGCCTTGGCCAAGCCGCCCTTGGGGAATGTCGCAGGGCCGGGCATGGTGTATTTCTTCGACCCGATTTGGCGCACGAGCAAGTCGTCGGGATTGGTCGGCGTCTCGTCGGCACCTTCGGGTGGAATGGGTTCGCCTGCGCGGATGTCGGGATTTGTCGCATCGAACGCGCCAACATTATCTGTCGCAGATTTTATTTGCGTCGGTTCAAAAACCGCATAACTGGTGTGGGTCTTTCCAGCCATGTCAACGTCGTCGAAAATAACGCCGTCGTATCCCAATTTTTGGATTTTGTCGTGACCCTCCGAATCAAGGAAATTCCAAATTGCCTTATCCCCAAACTCATCCTGAACCTCCATTTTAGCATCTTCATCAAGGCTACCCCACTTTTCTTCAACGATTCCAAGTTTGTGCAATTCGTCCCAGTCGTATTTAGGATCAAAGTTCGGCCCCAGTCTAGTCAGGTCGAGCGGTTTTTTTATTGAGAGAAAGGTGGGAACTATTTTTCCTTTGGTGAGGTCAATTCCTTCCTCATCCGCGATTTGCTGAATTCCGACTCGGCCAAGTTCATCAACCGAATTAACGTCCTGCGGAAGTTCCACATCATGCTGGCTGAAAATTGACCGCTCCATGTAATCAGCCGCTGCTGCTCGGCTTGGGGTAAAGAACGCAATGCCTTTATTAAACTCGTAGAAATCTCCCGCCGTGCCGTGAAAAACAACGAGCGGGTTGCCCTTATCGTCAACCACCTTTGAATCGCCAAACCACTTCTTGAAATTGGGGCTGTCAACCTGTTCGTAATTCGCGGCAATTCGAGGAAGGCCAATGGCATTTGAAAAATCCTCAACCCCACTCGTCGCCCTCCGTATATTTTTGATGAGCAACCGAGCAACCTCGTCGTTGGTCAGATTCGCCAATCCGACTTTCGAGAGCCAGACGCGAACTTGGTCAACGGCCTTTGTCCACCACGGACGATTCTCGGCGGCTGATTTGGCGATGAACTCGTCGAGCAACTGGTGCTCCTGATAGCCCTTCGCACGCAGCGCGGATTTCTCTGCGTCAGTCAGATTCAATTTCCCGGCATCCAATACAGCCTGAAGCTGTCGCGTGCCTTCCGATGTCCTCAAAAGACCGTGGCCGACCTCCTCGCGCAAAAGTTGGTGTAACTCGTTGATACGTCTGGGCGCTACGTTATCTGCGACCAAGTAGATTTTGCCGTTGTAGAAGAATCCGCCGTAGCCAGCGGCTTCATTCCTGCCAGTCAATTTTACGGCATCGTCTTTTGAGATGACTTCGACTCCAAATCCTGCGGTGTTTTGGCCGGAGATGGCGGAGCGCACCTCGCCCACAGACATTCCTTCGCCAGTTTTGAGTCCTGCGCCGAGGTTTGCCGCAGGCTCCACCACCAATCCCCCAACCTCTCCAGCAGGGTTGGCGGCGGGTAATCTACGTTGACCGTCACCCCCACCTTGTATAGTTCTGCCTGCCACCTCATTAGTCGGTTTCTTGTCATTTTCATTTGATTTGCTCCTATCCTCAACCGTCACTTGGTCGGCCAAGTCGCCTTCAAGTTTCTTGAATCTGCCTTTGGCCGTGCCAGAACTTGCTATCGTTCCAGCTTCGATTTTTGCCCATTTCTCGCCCGCTTCAAATTTAAGCGTATTGCCGCCTTTATTGATGCTTTGGTCGCCTTGCAGATAGACAACGGTTGAGCGGCCATCAGGAAGCGTTGCACGAATGGCTGTGGCTCCGCGTGGGGCTTTGATGTGAACCTGATTTGCGGTGGACAGGACTTCAATTGGGCTTTGGACAGTTTTTGGCTGGACGGGTTGTGGCTGGTCAGCCGCAGCAACTTCGGCTTGAGTTTTTCTCCAAGCCTTGCGCTGCTTGTCGCTCATTACAAATAATTCTTCACCGGAGGAGAATCCAGTTGCGGATTCCGCTTGTGCCTGCGTCCAGTAATTCCCCCTGTTGGTCATAAATCCCGCCTCCAAGCGGCGGGAATTCATGTTTGGAATTTTGTCGTGCAACAGTCCGTGCGTCGGCTCGCCTGACCAGACTTCTCCGGTGTCTAAATCCTTGATAGCCGATGAGGAGGGCTTTTCTGGAATCGGCCCCAACAACTTTGTAGCCGTGGCCAAGTCGGGAAGCTTGTCGCCATTTCTGAAAAATGCAACGTATGCGTGCCGCTCGTCGCCAAGGCTATCCACGAGGCTTTTCCAAGCCTCGTTTTTTGGTGGGCAGAGGATTGGCATAAATTATTTACAATTCCACCTTGGGCAAAGCGCAACCCCAAAACCACAAATAACACCCTTTAGCGGAGGTGCTTTAACGACAATGAATTTGTCGGTTTGAGGTTGCTTCATTGCTTTAATTTTTCTTTTTTTGCGAGCGGCCATAAAATCAGGTTAGCGCAATTTCTGGTTTTGGCAAAGGCTTGTCGGAGAACTTCATCCCCAACTTTTGCGCGTGGTCAATTTCCTGAATCGCTTTTGCCAGCGAGTCAATGCGGATTTCAACTCCCATGCCCTTGATACCCTCCGCGTTCTCCTTCAAATGATTGATGGCTTCTTCGATGGTGTTTCCAAGTCCGACGACCGCTCCAACTTCATTGGTCAGCACGGCAATTTCCTGCATGACCGGCACAATCGCTTCATGGTTTTCATCCAGATTCAGCGAGTTGAAAAAGGTGATGAACTGCTCCGTAGCGGGGTCAACTTCGACGTTCAGCCAATGACGATGGCCCCAGTCAGAATAGACCATTGCCTCCGCGCCATATTTGAACTCCGGTTCGGGGTCAACCAATTCACCGACCGCGCCGCGATACATTACCTCCGCGATATTCTTAGTGTTGATGATTTGGATTTCACCAGAGGGCGTAGGAACCCGGCAGGTGAAATCAATGGCGTAAGGCGTCTTGCCCTTGACCCTGATTTCAGATGAGAAGTTGCCGGCGTAACGGCTCTTTTTTAAGAACGGAGCAACGCCGTCATTCACCACCCGAACTTCTTCCGGCAAATCCTTGTAGTCCATGACGACTCCGAGCAGGCCGGCATCCTTCACCTCGTAGCCTTGCATACATCCAGTTTTCGGCCACTGGCCAAACACATTGATTCCGTCGTAGCCGACCTCCGTGCTAGTATCAATGCCGTCCTCGACGAGAAACGTCGCATCATTCTTGACCGAGCCAAGACGGAAGGCCAACTCATCCAGCCGCGATTCTGTGAGAATTGTGCCCATGCCCGGAAATGATTCCATGTCACCACGGAAAGTTGATATTTTCACGAACAGGTTGTCGCTCCGCTTGATTTCCTCACGCAGCTTGTCCACGCCCTGAATGACGCGAAAAGGATTCACCGGCAATCCGGCATCTTTGAGGATTTTCTTCGCGCCAATGCGGTCGAGTTCCAAGTCAGAACCGCGCCGCGCGCCCCAAATTCTTTTGCCCTTCGATTCAAGGTAAAGTTGGAGGTCGCCGTTGAGACAATCGGGGAACACTATGAGATCACACTTGTCCACCCAATCCCAGACGTTCTTGATTCGCGTCACGTTCTCATAATCCGCGCCCACGACGACATCGAGCATCGTCGGTGAGCCTTGCTGCCAAGATTTGAAGTAAAGGCACTCGCCGAAGAACTCGCCAAGACGACGGGCGAGCAACGTCTGGTTGCCGGTGTCCCAGACGAGCACGCGCTTGGTTGAGAAATCTTCAGGCATTTTCGCAATTTCCTTCATGTTTTCTCCAGTCAAGGTCGAGTTGCTGGCAGACGATTCGCTCAATAGCAGTCGCAGATTTGTGTTGCGAGGCATAAGGTGCTCCGATACAGTCCCCGGCCTCGCCCTTCGAGTTCTGTTCGTGGAACTGCTTGTCCCAAGCGTCAACATCGGTCTGGTCAATTCCGGCAGCGATACAGGCAGCCGATTCAAACGCCTCATGGACGGCCACACCCAATTCAGATCGCCAATCATCCATCCGGCTGACGAAGATGGTGAGCGTGTCATCTTCTTTGTCATAAAACCAATCTCCAATCTCTCCCCGCATTCTCTGATTTGGGTGGCCAATCAGCTTGATTATGATTTTAGGAATGTGGCTCATGGCAATTTGGCTTTGAAAACTTTCGGCTCTCGTTTCGGTTTCTGCTTCTCGCGTTCGGTTTTGAGAATGGAAAGCTGGACGGCAATGGCGGCGGTGTCAACCTTGACCGGCGTGCGGACGAGGAAAGGAGGTGCGTCTTTACTCACTCAACACCGCCCTTCCGACAGGAACCGTTTCCGAGCAAAACCTTCTCTTGGCAAATTCAGACCGACTTTCCTTGACCTCGCTGGCCGCATTTTTCGTGTAATCACGCTCAAACGCTTTTGCCGTCCGGTAGCCAATTTCTTTGGCGATTTGGTAATCTTCAGAAGTGCCGGGCAGACCTTTTTTGGGGATGGCGGAGATGGGTTCCGCAACTGTTGCGGGTTTTGCAACAGTTGGAGCAGCCACCGGAGCGGGAGAGGGGGGTTTAGCTTCAGGTCGAAGTTGTTGAAGAACGCGCTCTGCGGATTTGCGGTATTCTCCTTCTGCGAAGTATGTGCCGAGCTTTGGAACTTCAAGTCCCAGGTTGTGCGCGTGCGTTGCCATCGTGGAGTAAGTTGACTCCATCGCCTTCTTGAAAGTGCGGTCAGAAAGCGTGCTTGTTCCAGCTTCTTTGGAAGTGACGAAATCAATGATGCTTTGCGCGGCTTTTGATGCCTTGGCTTCACGTTCTTGGACGGCTTTCGTTTTTGGCTTCGCCCCCTCCTGCTTCACGGCGGGGGTTGGCTCTCCGCGCAGTTCCCCGGTCGCTGGTTCTCTACCGGGAAATCCTTTTTTAAGATTGGCGATGGCACGACGATGGTTAGCAATCATTTCATCGTGATACTCCGCATCATTTCCAGCCGCCTTTGCCGCCTCGTGAAACTTGATGGCGTTCTGGTGAGCCTTTACCGTGTCCGCTTCCCATGCGTGGCGTGAGGCTGCTCCTGCCACCTCGAAAGCTTTGTCTTGGGCGGAGGTTGGCTCTTTCGCCACTGGTTCGGGGGGAACTTTCTTAACTATTTCAAAAGTTTTGGGGTCAACTTTGTAGGTTTGTTTTTTGAATGATGGGAAATCCTTTTGAACGTCCTTGAGATTTTTACCCACCAAATCTTCACCGTAAAGAGTTCCGCCATCTTTTGCCGCATAGCCGATTAAGCCAGCACCACCTGAAACCTTTCCAGACGGGTCAACTGAAATGCGAACATCCTGATTGCCTCCGGCAGATTTTATTGAATAGACATCATGCGCCCCTTCCGGCTTCACCACGGATGGCAAGGGGGGTGGGGTTGGTTTTCCACTTGGTTCAGGATAAATTTCAACTGAATAATTCTTCCCATCTCGGTTCAAAATGACTTTTGCGGCGGGACTTCCATCGTCGTGTTCAAATGTTCCCTCACCGCCCGCTTTCGCCCCTGATAGCATCAGCGTTGCGTCATCATTTGAATAACCATGCTTTGCTAAAAATTCCCGGACTTTTATTGAGCTTCCGGGACTTCCCATTGTGATTTTATTTGCCAGTGGCTTCACCCCCTCCTGCGCCGGAGCAGCGGGCTGCGTGGCCGGACGTGAACCCGGCGTTTCGACTTCTCCCGCTGGTTTAACGGGAGTATCGCGTCCTGCTACGTTTTCTTTTTGAACGACACGCGCTTGTAAATCAGGATAGTCGGCTAGGACTTCGGGGGGAATTGTTTCGCCCGCTCGAATCGCCTCTTGGATTGCAATTTTGTGGCTGGATGCCTCGCCTGCTATTGTCGCGGCTTCGTTGGCTTTTATTCCTGCGCTCATCCCGGCATTCGTCAGTCTGTCGAATGACCTCTTTTGAGCATCAGCAATCCACTTTCTTCCAGCGTCCGTTTTGGCTCTGAAATTTTGCCCACCTTTTGTTTTTTCAATCGTTATGTCGCCAGATTTCTCAAGTGCTTTCGCCTCGTCTTTGAGTATGGTGTTCAGTTCTGATTCTGTCTGGACTTTGGGGGCTTCGGTTCTCGGAAACTGGTCATGGTATTCCGCTCTCGTCATCTGCCATGCCTCTCTCGCCCCCGCCTGCGCCGGAGCAGCGGGTTTGGCTTCGGCGGGGGGTGTTGGAAGTTGTTTTGTGTATCTTCCGGTTATTTCAACATCGTCCATTCCGGTTTCTGGGTTCCGCGTCCAAACCCTACCCGAATTGTCATAGCCTTCGACTTTGACTGGTTTCCCATCCACATAAACCGTTTCGCCGCGCAGGACATCAGCGCCCTTTGGAAGTAAGGGGGTTGAAGCCGCGCCAGCCGAAGGAGCCGGGGAAGGTTCGACTGGCGCGGGTTGTTGTGTTTGCGTAATAACCTGAACAGAACTAGGAACTACTTTGGCCGGTTCCGAAGATGGTGCAATTTCCTTTTCGGCCTCCACTGGCGGAATGGTGAAACCCGCTTGCTCAAGGCTGTTTCGGGTGACGGTGCTTCCCTTGGCGAACGCCGTGCCGGGGATGTCGGCGGTCAGGTTGTAAAGATGCTGGCCGGGCAACTCACCGTATCCCTGTTGGAAGCCACGATAGACGACCGGCGCTACGACCGGCTGTTGGGGTGGTGGTGCAGGTTCATTGACTGGCGCGGTCGGTTGCGGACTTGGGCGTTGTTGCGGTGTGTTGACTGGGGGACGTGTTCCGGTAACTTCCCCTTGTTGTCGAAGTGGTGGAGTTTCATCCACGCCGGGCCGAACTTGTTGGCTAGGAATCCCCTCTGGGCTTGTGATGTCGCTGGCATAATTTTCTCCTGTGGTTATTGGTTGAACTGGCTGCAAAACTGGTTTGGCAATCTCAACCGCTTTTGAAATTGACTGCTTGGCTGCTCCAACACCGCCGATAATCATACCAGCCGCATTTACCGCATCTTCGGCGAGCCTTTGAACAAATTCGTCGTGCGGTTGTTCCTGCGGCTTTCCAAGCGCATTTGCGCTGAACATCTTCCGGCTGAAAGCATCATTGATTTTCTGACCAACGGCGTCAACCGCGTCAGTCATGCTCGCGTAGCCGCCTTTGAGCATATCGTAAGCCCACTTCGCAAAGACGGCGGGGGCGGCGGGTGTGGCTGCTCCCACCGTCATCGCGGCGCCTTCCGGCGAAGTGACATAGCCGACGAATCCTGCGCCAAGTTTTGCAATCGCACTCGCGGGAATGGTGGCGATTTTAGGAATTCCAGTGCTTGTCGTCATCTCGGCTCCGGTGGGGACATCTTCAGGGGAGACGATGCCCTGATTTCGCGTTGACCAAAGTTCTTGGGCAGTATTCTTTACCAGAGCCGCACCCTCGCCTGGAGCCGGTTCCTTGCCAAGCGGATTTACCAGCGGAGTCCTACGCGGGATAATCAGGGGTTGGATTTGGAACGGGTCAGACTGTGCTTCAATTCCAAGCGGATCATTTTGAGGGTTGGAATCAGATTGACCCTCAAGTTCAAGCGGATCATCAAGTGTGTTGGGCATGGTGTCATCAGTCTGCGTATCCGGTGGTGTCGTAACCATCAGCTTGCATTGCTGCGATGGCCTTTTGCAATCCTAATTTTTTGACATAAGCCGCCGCAACTGCGCGAGTCGGTTTTTGTTTCGGGGTTGGCGATGCGGGCGTTCTATTCGGATCGTAAGCCGGTGCAATCGGCGCGGCTGCGGCTGGCGGCATTGGGGTTGGAAGTGGTTGAGGAACCGGCGCGGCAACATTTGGCACAATCGGAGACGTGCCGGTGCCAGAGGTGGCGGGCATTGGAACAGCGGGCGAAAACCTTCCAGTAATAGGATTGGCGGCGGTGATTAAACTGTTCGCCTTTCCAGCATTGGTCACTTCATTTGCAAGACGGGTGCGGAAATCAATGGCGTGCTGCGAGGGAGCAATGATGGCGTCGGGGTTCACTCCCGCAAACACCTTCGTAAATGCTGAACTGACAGGCAGTGGCGTTGCTGTGGTATCAGCCACCATCCTGCCGTAAATGGGAGAGTTCAACATGTCGGCAGTTTTCTGTCCCTCCTGACTGGCGGCAATAATCGGAGCGTTTTGATTTGCGGTCGCGGCGTCAACCTGCTGCTTCACCGAGTCATTGATGAGCCGCAAGCGATGAAGTTGTTCAGGTGAGAGCAATCCGGCGTAGGTGTTCACCGCCTCGTCGCTTAAAATTCCCTTGTCCGCCAACTTCGCAGCCTCGTTAAAAATCTGGTTCGATTTGTCAGCATCCTGCGCCGCCTTGCCGATGATGAGGTCGTTGGTGCGCGAAGCGCGTTCAAGTGCTGCTTGACTCGTATTCCAATCACGTGTTGAAGCTGCACCCGCCGCATTCGCTTGAGCATCTGCCTGCGCCTGCCATGCGCGACGGTCTGCCTCATTCTGCCGATTCTGTGCATCAACGGATTCCTGCTGCGTCCGCATATAGGCGTTGCGGTTGGATTCGTTCGCGCCAAGATTGTATTGGTCGTAAAACTGTTGCGCCTGCATCAGTTGGTCGGGGCCGCTTCCATAGATGAGTTGTGCCATAAAATTAAGATCCGCTGGCTTGATCGAAATACCATTGAGCGTCTGAGATTGGGGCGGTTACACCTGTATTGTCGTAATAACTTATTTCCTGTCCGCCGGGGTTTTGGCTCGGAATGTTGACACCGCCAGGATTTGGGTTCGGCGCATAACTCCGGTTCGGATTTGTGTAAGAAACCTGCCCATATTGATTCCAATAGTTGCCAGCGCCGTCTGTGAACAAACCGTTGTCAGCATACTGAAGATTCGAGTTTCCGATTTGATACGTCCTGCCGACCTGATACGGATAATAGCTTTGCGCCTGCCCACCGGTATCAACGCCGGTTCCCGTGCTATTCGTTGGCGCATAACTGCGCGCATCGGGCGCGTTGCTGCGAGGTTGTTGGACGTTGTATGCGGGCAGTTGTGGGACATTCGCGCCGGTGTAAGGTTGCGACACTGAATACCAGTTCGCCCCGTTGTAAAGGTTTTGGATGCCCGCAAGATTTTGGATGTCGCCAGACAAAATGTGCTGGCCGACATCAAACGGGATTGCCAACTGCTGCAAATACTGTGCGGCCATCGCGCGGCTCATGCCCGCTGTTCGATTCATCAACTCTTGAATATACTGCGCGGTCGTTGTGTCGAGGTTGCCGGTGTATTTGGTTGTGTCGGTCGCGCGGTTTGTCAAATCGGTGTTCAGCGCGGCTTGACCGGCAAATTCGCTCAACTTGTTTTGATAAAGTTGTTGGTCGGTCTGCCGGCCAAGGTTAATCAAGTTCGAGCGATTGGTGGACAACTGTGCTTGCAAAGGAACGTTGATTGCATCGTATGACCGGATGTAGCGGTTCGACAAATTTCCACTGCCGCTCGTCGGCGTGCCACTGCCCATCTGGTAAAGTGAAATTCCAGCTTTGGCCGCATTGAAAGCCTGATCTGCGACGGCCTGCGACTTCTGTTCGTAATTAGCCTGTTCCGCGTCAAGTGCGGCCAGCCTGTCAGCAACCTGTTTGGAATAATCCACATTTTCCTGCACGACCTGTCCTTGAACGCCCTGTTGCTGTGTCGCGTAATTGCGATTTGCGGTGTTTAAGTCAGCGGTTGTTTTTGCAGTCGCCGCATTCACTCGCGCAATGGTTGCCGTCGGGTCAATCGCCGCCTGGTCTTTGGTCAACTGAACTGCCCCCTGTGCGTTTAGGGTCTTGGCCTGTGCCAAATAATCAGCGAACGATTTTGCAGCCTCTCCGCTCGTGGCGGTTTGCGTTGCAAGTGCGGCGTCTGCGGCGGCATTGATTTGGGGCTGTCTAGGCGTGATTGTGGGGGTATAAACTGGCGTCTGAATTCCGATGTCGCCGGGATTCGTGACCGACTTGCCGTTGGAATAATAGCCGACTTGGCCGGTCGCGGGGTCGGTGTATGCGCCATGCGCTGGAAGCCCCGTGTCAGGCAATACCCATTGACCCTGTGAGTTCAAGGTGGGCTTTTTGAGCACATTAACTTGTGTGTTGGCCAGTGCAACAGAGGCTCCGCTGCTGCCATATTTGTAGCCCGAAATGGCACCATTTGGGCCGTAAGTTGGAATTGCGCCAGTGTTGGTGCCATAATTCCGCGCATTGTTCGTGGCGGCGGTTCCGTTGCCGTAGGTATAACTGCCATCCAAGTTAAGGACTGCACCAGAGTTGGTGCCGTAATTCCACAGATTATTCGGATCGTAGGCCATAAAATCAAGGGGTGGTTGAATTCAAGTTCACGGTATTGGCAGCATTGATCTGTGAAACCCAGTTTGCGATTGCGGCATTCACCTCGCCAATCCATTGCTGCGCGCCTTCCCGGTCAATGTTGGCAATCTTATCGGGCAACGCCGGAAGTTCAAATGCCGGTGCGGGTTGGATTGCCGCGCTGTTGGAGCGGGCTGCTGCTCGTTGGATTGCCGTTTGTGCCATGGGTGCATGTTAATTTAAGAACCCATGTTTTGCAAGATTTATTGGAAACAATCAATTTAGTGATAAGCTTGATATTCTCAACCGCCTTCGGTTGGATTCTGTTTGGTTGAAGGCATCATGTTTTGGTTTCCTCCAATGTCCCAGAAGCGGGGCTATCAATAAGACCCGAACGGCGGCGCACTGTGTCCGTCGCTAATCCACCGATACTCTCCCAAGCTCGTTTTGCGATATTGAAAGAGGCGTTAGCGTCTCGATGGTCTTCGTGTCCGCAAGCAGGGCAACTGAACAGCTTCCCGTTCGGTTTATGGATATTGCCGCAGCGAGAGCAGGTCTGGCTTGTGTAAGCCGGATCAACTTCCACTATGGTTACGCCAGCGAGCCGAGCTTTGTATTGGATAAAGCTGGCGAGTTGTGCGAACGCCCATTGATTCCGCTCCGAATACGAACGAATCTTTGAACCTTTTCCACGAACACCTGACAGCTTTTCCAACGCAATAGCACGAGAATGTTTCTTGGCGTAGTCCACGATTGTCTTGCTGACAACGTGATTTTGGTATTGTGAGCGTCGCGCATGGTTTTTACCCAACTTCGACAGGAGGCGACGTTTGCCCTGCCGTTGTAAATTCTTTTTTCGCCCGCGCCAGCAATACTTTGTTCTGGCGGGATTGAATCCCATGTGGCGGACATGTCCGGTTTGAGGGTCGGACATGACTGCGATGTTGCCGACGCTGTTGCGGTCAACGCCAATCACGCCGGAAATTTTGACTGGCAAATCCACAATGACATTGACGCAGAAATTAGCAAACCATCTGCCGCCGCGCTTGTAAAACTCCACGCTGCGGACATGGCCGACAACTGGGCGCGGCCAATAAATGGGCAAGATTGATTTCTTGAATATCGCAGGAATACGAACGCCGCCAGCGACAAGTTTGATTTTATTTCCCTTATCGCCGCACACTGGAATCACAATCCGCTTTACTGATTTGCATTTGAGATTGCGTTGATATTTTGCAGATAGACCTTTAGCAACAACGCTTGGTAATTCTTTGTAAAATTTGGTGCTGGTCTTGTTTCTGTCAGACAACATTCGACGAATAACTTCTTTGCTGGAAGCGGCCATAGCCTCAAGGCGCAAGTGGTGTTCTTTTGGAACGAGAGTCTTAAACGCTAATGCTTGGAAAGCGCCATCTCGCCCCGGTTGTTGTGAGGACACCTCGACCGATGAAGTTTCCGCCGAGGCGGATGGCAAAACTTGAATTGCTTGACTGTCACTCACAACAGATGAAGAATAAAGGATCATAAAAACCCTGTCAACTGAAATCGCCAACCCGCCGCGAGTTAAGATTTCGTTCACAGATTGCGAAACTGGGCTGATTTGCAACAAAATTCTTGCAATTCCGCCCGTTTCAAACTACCGTCAACCATTATGTCACTAGATTCTCTTGGCAATTGGATACCGGGGCCGTTTCAGGACGTGCCCTTTCCGCCACAAATGTCATCCACCGGCAGTTCTGGACTTGGTTCGCCAGAGGGGATTGTCAGTGCAAGCCCCGGCGGAACCTATGTTGACACTGGTGGCGGAAATTTCTGGGTGAAGCAAAGCGGGGAAAATACTAAGACCGGGTGGGTTGAGGTTGTCGCCGGAGCAGGCAGCACCTTTGCGGGTGCGGGTTCTCCCGAAGGCGTTCAGGCGGGCGCGCCGGGCAGCACCTATCTTGATACTTCAACTGGAAATTTCTGGGCTAAAAAAACCGGGAGCGGATCAACCGGATGGATCGAACTCGTCGCGTAACAATTATGAAAAGCACAATTATCTTTCTCTTGGCATTATTCACGGCATTTTTTGTGTCAGCGCAACCCGCCGTTATCAGGAGTCCATACACGACCAACACCACCGCCGCCGACGCCCGCGTTGCTGTGCTCTCCAAATCCGTCGCGGCAACCAATCCGGTAGCAGTGCCGCTCGCAACTCGTTCAGTCACGGCGACGAATGCGGCTGAGGGGGGCAACATTGTAACCAGCAATGATTCACGGGCACTCTCATTGAGCGGAGAAAACTATATCGGTCGTTCGGTGGGCCAGGGGGAATCTCCGGTTGTAACAGGGTGGAGCAGCCACGCTGAAGGCGCCGATTCAATTTCCGCCGGAGATATTAGTCACGCCGAAGGCGGCAATCAAACGGAAGCAAACGGTGAGGGGAGTCACTCTGAAGGCAGTCATACCAAGTCTGGCAACGGATTAAGTGGAGATTACAGCCATGCTGAAGGCAGTGGAACAGTCGCCGCTGCAAATTATAGCCATGCCGAAGGCGGGGGTTCCATGACGACCAATTACTCAAGTGCCGGCGGAATAAACCATGCGGAAGGCTCGAAGACAATTTCGGGAGGCTATGCCAGTCACTCGCAAGGAAGTAACACTTTTGCCCTAGGCGACATCTCCTGGTCAGGGGGCGGCAATGCTTCTGCGACGAACAATTATACTTTCGTATGGTCGGATGGTTTTCCAACCGGCAGTAGCACAGATCAGGAATTCACTGTTTATGCTCGAAATGGAATCCGATTGCTGGGCGGAACAATCTTCGGCAACGGCGGTGGGTTGACGTTCACCAACAGCCCGTCAGGAACCATTGTCAGCAATCTTGGAATAAATTCATCGGGCGTGACGGTGCTTGGAGTTCCTTCAAGCGGCGGCACCACGGCCAATGTATTGACCACGAACTCCGCGACGATGCAGGTTGTCAGCGGGCCGGTGACTCTGACAAATGCCAACAATGTTCTCTCGGCAAACTTTGGGACGGGACTGTTTTATGGCCCGTCTAATATGTTCCAAATAGTAGGAACAAATGGAACTGGGGGAGACAACTTGTTGATTGGTCAGGAAAACGACACCGGGACAAACCGCCTTGTCGGGGTTCCGGCCAGCAATGAAGCCTCCTTTAATGTAGGAATCGGAAGTGGCGTTTTCATTCACAACACTAGTGGCGGATCGGGCGTGGCAGTGGGTAGGGAGGCGCTTTACCAAAACACAACCGGCATAGCGAATGATGCGGTTGGCTTTGGCGCGCTTTATTGGAATACCACAGGTAGTCACAACGAGGCGTTTGGCTGTCATGCCCTTAGCGAAAATTCAACTGGGAACGAGAGCCAAGCAATAGGATATCGGGCACTCGAGAACAACAAATCCGGGAGTGGAAACCTGGCGGTTGGCTATATGGCGCTTGATTCGCTTCTTTCCGGTAGTTACAACATCGCTCTTGGTTGGGAAGCCTTGTTTCAACAGACTAATAATGATAGCAACATAGGCATTGGCCATGCGGCGATGTATAATATGATTGGTGGGACGCTCAATGTCGCCATCGGCGATGCGGCGTTGTATTACAATGTTGATGGTCAAAAGAACACTTCTGTCGGCGGAAATTCGGGACAGGCGAGCAAGCAGCACGACAACAAAATGGTCTTTTTGGGTTACAGAGCACAGGCGGCCACCGGGTCAGGCACACTTGCTAATTCTGGAGCCATAGGTTATGGAGCGACCGTAGGAGCCTCCGACACGCTGGTTTTGGGTGGCACGGATGACGACAATGGGCATATTCAAAACACAGTTGTGTCGGGTTCACTAACTATTTCTAATGGGGTTAATGTTGTTGGTGGAATAATTTCAGGCGACGGCAGCCAGTTGACCGGATTGAACACGAATCTGGCCGTGAGCAAATTCGTCTATCCGCCGGGCGTTCCGGTCTCCACTTGGTGGGACGGGACATATTTCAGGGACAGCAACTGGGATGGCACAATGAACACCTACGCCGATCCCGCCACCCGGTCGAGCTACACGACAAACTACGCCACCGGCCAATGGGAATATCAAGTGTTGGGCGGAAGGGGCTACTCCGGCGACGTGCAGGCAAAGACGATCAATTCGCGCTCACCGGACAATGGCGCGACGACGACGAATCTGCCTTTTGCCAATCTGAATTTTGCGGGTTACGTCAGTGGGAACTTTACCAGCATCCTGACTGGCTATCTCAAGTTCACAAATTCCGGGGTGACGATTTGGGTTGCTGGTGGAACCAATGCGAATCCGTGAAGATTATTCTCTCATCGTTGTTGTCAGTGTTTTGCTTCCAACTGTTGGGGCAGAACATTACAAATAATTTCCATGGTCAAGTCCTGACCAACGGCCAGCAGTTGACGACCGTGCCATCGGCCCCCTCGTTGACTTGTCAGACTGTGGCTAGCACCGGCTATGCTTTTGGGGCTGCCCATGGGTTTGTTAATTACTCCCAGAAAATAAAAGGCAGTGCCGGCGGAGCGACTATTTGTGGGGCCAATTTTGCCAGAGGTGGTAACGGTTCTTATTATTGTGAAGTCTGGTCTGGTATCAACAGAACCGGAACTCAATATGGAGGGCCGTCTGCCACGGTCACAGGATCGGGATATGTCTTTTATAGTTTTACATGGACAACCAATCCGGTCGTTCCACCAAACACTGATTATGTGTTGGTTTTTGTTGTTGTTGCCGACGATGGCGATAATATACTTTTTGACGGCGACACATATCTTCCGGGAGAAGGCTATGATTGTTTTTATGGTTCTACGCCAATGGGCGTTGATTTATTTTTTACCCTTAATCTAATGCAATGAAACGCTTCTTAAGCTCAATTTTGATTGCGTTAGGCGTTTCTGCTTCGGCGCAAATAATCCCTGCTGGCCATCTTCCCGGCGGAGTCATTTGGGCGTCGAATCAGGTGGGTGTCATTGGCGGCATCCCGAACGTCACAAACATTTACGTTGCGCTTAACCCCGACTCGCGCGGCGGCACGAATGATTGGTGGAATATCAATCAGTTCTTGCTTTGGTGTCCCAGCAATCAAGTCGTGTATCTGAATGCCGGGACATATACGATAGACGCAAACGGCTTGCTTTTTGGAGACATTTGGAACTCTTTCTTTTCGACGGAAGGCCACAACGGCGTGGTGCTTCGCGGAGCCGGGCCGGGCAAAACCGTCATGCACATCAATTCACCCATTCACGTCTCTTGTAACAACATGTGGAGTGGCGCGATTCCAACCAGTGGAGCTTATTTGTGGAACTCCGGTTATGCGCAGGGAACAACGAGTATCACCGTTGACCCCGGTGCAGCGGCCAATGGGTTGGCGGCGGGCGACCTCATCATGCTGACGCAGGAGAACGACATTAACCTTGTCGAGATTGGCGGAACCACAAGTCCACAAATCATCTTCACCGATGCCAACGGAAAGGACTGCAATCAAATTCAATGGGTGAAGGTGGTGAGTCTGGTCAATGGCACGAACCTGACCATTTATCCGGGCGTGTATATGACGAACTATCAGGCGTCGTTGCATCCACAAATCATTTGGAACGGCCCGCTTTGGCAGTCCACCCTGAACAATAGCATGATGATTGGCATTGAGGACATGACGATTGACGGGCAGAACGGCTGGGCGAGTTTCGCGGTCATTGAATTTGATTTTTCCTATAATTGTTGGGTAAGGAACATTGACTTCACAAACGTCCCTTATGCGGCGGTGAAGTTCATACATTCGGCGCACGGCGCGGTGGAAGATTGCTACATCCACAATTCCAACACGGGAGGAGCGGCTGAATCTTACGGGGTCAATCCCTGCATGTCGTCGGACATACTGGTTGAGAACAACATCTTTTACAAAATTACATCGCCGCTTTTGCTGGATGCTGGCGTGTCAGGCTGCGTGTCCGCTTACAACTATTGCACGAACATGATTTACGGGCTGTCGCCGGGGTGGATGTCCCCCTCCTTTAACTCGCACGGGGCGCACCCTTCCATGAATCTGACCGAAGGAAACATCGGCACAGGGGCGAGCTTTGACATCATTCATGGTTCCAGCAGTCATAACACGGTTTTTAGGAACTACCTTTATGGGTATGAAACCAACCTGAACAATTACGGGTCTTGGGGACTTAACAACACCTTCCCGGTGTCCGTCATGTCCTCGAATCGCTGGATTACCTTTATTGGGAACGTCCTCGGCACGGACACCTATCACACCAACTATCAGGTGGATGCTTTGAGTTTCCCGACAAATTACTGGAACGGGCAGGCCGCGCCGAACCTCCGGTCAATTTACATACTTGGCTATTATGGCGATTATGGCGGCACGGATAGCACGGACTTGATGACCCAAGCTACACTGACGCGGGATGGTAACTATGATTATGCCACGCACTCGACGAAGTGGGATGACACGCCGCAGACGATCCCCACGTCGCTTTATCTGGCGGCACAGCCTTCATGGTGGTCAAACAGCGTGCCGTTCCCGCCGATTGGCAGCGACTTGACACCGATGGTGAGCGCGATACCGGCGCAGTTGAGGTTTGCGGCGATGGGTCAGACGAATGTGACGGCAACAACCAGTCCGGGCGCGGAGCCGTGGCAGTTGAGGCGGTGGTGAACATTATGGTGAAAGGGAATTAAAATGGAAACAACCGAACATGGACGGGAAATTTTGGAACATGAACACGCCGCGTCGGACGCCATTCATATTCTAAATCAAGCCGCCGATGCTGCCGTCTTGAAGATTGCAAGCGCAGCAGAGATAGCCAACAAAGTAGTTTCTGCTGCTGCTGCTGCTGCTATAACAGAATCAAAAACCAGTGAAGACCACGATTTGCTCGTGGAGTTAAGGACTAAAATGGAAGGATTAAGGGAAGACATTAAGAACTTACGCAACGAACAAATTGTGAAGATTAACACCCATGAAACGAGAATAAACGATTTGGAAACGTCCAATATACGGCAAACGGTTTGCCTAGCTGTGGGTGCGCTCTGGCTCATGGCTCTATCAGGAATGATGGTTTACCATTTTTTCAAAATTCCGATGTAATGGTTTTATGAGGCACTTTGACGGATGCCTTTACGCGACGATCACACTATGAGCAACCCATTTAGAATAATCTGGCTCAAGGCGGGCGTGGCATTTTCTGTCCCGTTTTTTGCGACCATTGGTGGGTCGCTTGCGCCTTACGCCCTTAACGGACTGCCACTGCATACGAAAATAGCGGTCATCATCATTATCTGCTCAACAATGGTTGCATCATTGTCCGCCCTGTCATCGTTCCTCTCAACAACCTTTGCCGAGCACAAAGCGCAGCAGCAATCCGGCCTTGATGACACGCAACCGCCGCCAATCACCGCCGCGCAGGTGGCTGCATCCGCAATCACGGTTCCTGTCCCGGCAGTTCAATCACCTCTGGTTGAACCGCCAAAGACGCTATGAAAACAGCCAAACAGCACAATGCGCTACAGACTGGAGAATCTGAATTGCTTCCGACATTTGACAAAGTTGCATTTTTCCATGACATGATGCATAAACTTGGCTGCAGATTTGTTGATGTAACGCCGCCGCCGAATTTCACCGCCAAAGTCATGCGTCGAATCAAAAAGGGTCAAGTTAGAAAAAGAAAATGAATGTCGTTCACAGGTGGGAAAGATTCATGGGAGTTGGCTGCTCTCATGGAGTCCTGATTGATCCCAAAGCCCGTGCCGCAGTATTGAGATTCCGGAACAATTGGAAACCACAGCGCATATTCCACCTTGGAGACTGGTGCGACACAACGGCGTTAAGGAATGGCGCGAAAGGAACGCCGGACGAGGGCAAGCCGATCAACAGCGACATTGACAGCGGATTGAAATTCCTGAAAGACCTTGGCGTGACGGATTGCACGATGGGGAACCATGATGAGCGGCCTTACCGTTACAAGGGACACCCAAACGCAATGGTTCGGGAACTTGGCGAGCTACTGGTCAACGGCATTGAGAAAAAAATGAAGCTGCTCAAAATACGCTGGGTGAACACATGGGACATCCGTTCTTGGATTTACGCTTACGGCATCAAATGGATGCACGGAACAATTTATACTGAAAATGCGGCGCGCGACCAAGCGGAAATGCACGGCTCATGCGTCTTTGCCCATTGCCATACGACGATGTTACAAAAGGGGCGGCGCGATGATAACCCGACTGGAATATGCGTCGGAACATTGGCGGACATCCCGAACATAGACTATGCCAAGTGCCGTCGAAAAACTTTGTCGTGGTCGCAAGGGCTGGTCTATGGCGAAGGCCACGACAACACGCTTGGCTGGATTCAACTTTACGAAAACGGGCAGCACGGAGAATGGAGGTTTCCGATATGAGCAAGCTAAATTCAATCGTCACCGATCTTGAGCGTGCCCTTGGCGGAATACCCGAAACCGTTCCGCCGGGATTCAGGCCGACAAAGGAATGGTCAATCATCTGGGGGTTGAAAGGAAAGCCGCAAGACTTGAGCAAGACAAGGAGGATTCTTTGCCAGCGAGTCTCCGAAGGACGCATGGAGCGGCGCACCTTAAGAATTAAGACTGCTGAATGCAATTCTTATCCCGTGAAGCATTACCGGGCCGTTATGACGGGAGAAAAACAACCATGACAAGATTTTACATCCTGATTGTCATTCTGGCCGCAGTGGTCATTTACTGCGCGGGCTGCAAGGGATTCGTGGAGCCATTTTTACACTGAAAGCAGCCATGAAATTCATCAAACGCATCATTCGATATTTTCAAACGTGGATTCCTTTCAAGGACAACCCCCATGGTGGCTACAAGGAAACGATGAATCGGGTTGCTGACGACGACTTGTGGCTTCGCATCGAGGAGAATTCTTGGGTTTCAGAAGGGGCGGAAGTGCTTGACAACATGGCCGTGTTGCACTATTCTTAACGCGTCTAAA